TATGTATTCTGATGGCATCTAAAGCTGGAGCTGAAGGTATTACGCTCCTCGAAACTCGTAATGTATACATATTGGAACCATACTGGAACGCTTCGCGAATTGATCAGGTCATCGGTCGCGCAATCCGATTGAATTCTCACATCAAACTTCCAGTAGCCGATCAAAATGTAACTGTAAAATTATACCTTTCCGTATTCACACCGGAGCAAACCACGACATCAGATGCCGACAAGGCCCCAAACATTGTAGCGATTCGTCGTAACGATATGGTTCTGAAGCGGTATGAAGGAGACGAGCCTCGTGAAAGTTTCATGACAACCGACGAGTACCTGTATGAAGTATCTTACGAGAAGAACCGTTTGATCAAAAGCATTTCAACTATTCTGAAACAGGCAGCGGTTGATTGTGAGATCCATCGTAAACTTCATTCGAAAGAACAACCCGTAATTCAGTGTATGCGTTTTGACACCAAAACAACATCAGAAGATTTGGCGTACAAACCATCCTACCTTTCTGATGAAAAAGATACACTGTACATGCGTAATATTGATAGAAAAACTCGTAAGATTCAAATTATTCGAGTGCAAGGAATACTGATGATTTTGGATCCGATAACAAATGAAATATTTGATTATGGAGCATTCTCAGATAATAAGCGCTTATTTCGAATCGGAGAACGATCGGGACCAACAAAGATTACATTTTTTCCCTATGTAGTTCTATAAATGGCTACAGTGTCAAGTGCTGGAGCTGGTTCATCAATGGGAAACATGCAGGCCGGAACACGCGGTCTTAGTGCGGGAGACTGGACTCGCCTTCAGCGTCTTCGTGGCGCCAAGACTTATGCTACAGTAAATCTTACAACAAATAAGGATATTGCTCCAGTTCCTACAGCTCAGGCGGTTTATACTCGGTCTAGCTTAATCAAAGCAAACATTGGAACCGACCGCATTCGCCGACCTGCATCAATGTGGACAGATTATGTGGCGTCCCAGCGTGCAGACTTTGTAACGACATCAAATACTGGAGTCAATGGAAATGCCTTGTCGGTAACAACGCTATGCAATTGTACTACAAGTGCACTTGCTGTTAAGTTGCCAAGATGCCGTAAATGTCTGCGGAGAGTTGTTTGATAATTCTATTCCGTAAATAAGTAAGATGTCAGGTGGATTAATGCAATTAGTGGCCAAAGGCGCCCAAGATCAACTCGTAAATGGGAACCCTTCGTTCACTCATTTTCGGTCAGTGTACAAACGCCATACAGATTTTGCCATGGAGCATTTTCATTTAGTATTCAAAACGACCAATCTACAGCTTCCGGCTTCGGGTTCACTTACACTACGAGCAAAAGTTGAACGGTATGCCCAACTTATACACGATTGTTATCTAGTTCTAACACTACCTGATATATATTCGCCAGTCACGCCAGTTACACAAATACACTCAAACTTGAATGCAAACTCGAATGCTATTGGGTATCAGTTCAACTGGATTCGCAATATTGGTTACAACATGATCAATTATGTCGCAGTACTTATCAATGGTCAGGAGATTGTGCGTCATACCGGAGAGTGGATGAAGATTTATGCAGATACCAAGTTTGATTCGAATAAGAAGGCAATTTTAAATCGTATGGTAGGAAATGTTGTTGAAGTATACGATCCGGCGAATGCATTTGGACGAATGAACCAGTACCCTCATTCTATTTCAACATCTGCATCTCCAGCTGAGCCATCAATTACTGGACGAACTTTAACTATTCCTCTTCATTTTTGGTTCTGTGAAGAAATAGGTAAGGCACTACCACTTATTGCCCTACAGCATTCTGAAGTTGAAATTGTTGTAGACTTGAAGAACATGTATCAGTTATTTACGGTTTTGGATGTGCGTGAGACCATTAGTGGCTCTACGAACTCTAACTTTGGCAATCGTATTGCCCCCGATTCAAGTTCTACACTATTCCAAATGAACAATTTTCTATCTCCTCCATCGTACTCTATAACACCGACACCCAGTAATTCAGCACTATCAACATGGAGTCTCAATCCATACATTGAAGCCAACTATATTTGGCTCAATGATCCGGAACTCATTCATATCGCCAAAACCGAGCACTCATTTATCATGACACAGGTCGATGTAACATCTACATTTGGCGCATACGGTGCGAGCAATGATATGGAATTGACTATGCGTAACCTTTGTACCCAAATTGTGTGGGTAGCACAGCGCTCTGATCGCGATGCACTCAATGATTACGATAATTACACAAACTGGGAAAATCCATTCACTGCTCCAATAGATTCTACTGGTTTATCTTTCTTTACATCTCAATATTCATCGGGAAATGCTTTACCCACAGATATCTCGCGACGGGATATTCTTACGCAGTCGGCTGTTGTCTTAAACGGCAAAGAGAGATTTGGATATAAGAACGCCGAGTTCTTTTCTGAACTCCAAAATTTTAGACATCACAAGGGTGTGTCTACCACCGATATTCCTGGAATTTATACATATTCATTTGCTCTAGAGCATTATGATGGACAGCCTTCAGGTCATCTCAACGGATCGCAGTTTGATCGCACGACTTTACGGAATTCCTACATCCAGCCCCCACTAATCCTATCGCCAACACAGGGTAACACAGTATGTATCCTAAAATCAACGGCCCAAAGTCCTAACCCTACAGTTGTAAACCCGAATGCTAAAAATGCCCAAGGACAACTTCTATACACTCCAAATGATATTCTAACAATTGTCAGGAAGACCGATGCTCAAACCTTAGCATATACTTACAATGTTCGTGCTTTCGTTGAATCCTACAACTTCATCCGAGTTATGGGAGGCGTAGCAAATGTCGTGTTTTCATCATAATAAGGATGCCAACTGGAATTTCTATAAAGTCAGCAACATATGGAGTCGGATCTACTACAGTCGATGTTAAAGCAGCAGTAAGTGCACAGGATAAGGATGGCACTATAAGCTTTGTAGTTTCACCAACTGTTTTAAATGTTGAGGATCCGGCGCCAGGACAAATAAAAACACTCAATGTAACCTACACGATTAACAACGGAAAGACAAATACAGTTTCATTAAAAGATGGTTATCAGTTTCTTGTCGATGCACCACCTGCACGAACAGCTTCCGGGCTTCAAATCACGAAGGCTGAGTATGGTTACACCGGAAACTTTACAGATGTAACCAATGCTGTTCAGGATATGGTAAAAGATGGTTCAATTAGCCTAAAAGTTGGGTTTGCCCAGGTAGGTATTCCCGATCCTAATCCCCAAAAGTTGAAGGCTTTGGAAGTGGAGTATACTATAAATGGTGCTAAAGGTACGCAGATCATTATGGATGGTCAGACATTTACTCTATCAGCGCCTCCCGTAGCAGATTCTAAAAGCGCTAAAGATTCAGGAGCTGATTTTATTAGTTCAATTTGGAGTGCAGTATGGTTTTTCATAAAGGTGTTTCTGTTTGCTTCCATTTTAATTTTGTCGTGGAAGATTGGACAGCAGTATAACCAGGGAGCTGCAGTTATGCTTGTCATCGCAACATTTGTCACCTACGGAATATTTCCAATATTCATTATGCCGTTCATTATTTTTTGGTGGAGGTTGTGTGTGAATCACGATGTTATTGTTTTAACATAGGTCCCAAATAAATGTTAATGGAACTGACAATTCAGCGAGAACTTAATACGGAGTTTGAGAGAATGTATTACAGTTTTGCCACAATTAGTGAATGGCAAAAACTATGGCGAGTAGTTTGTGATTTGGCATACAATCCAAATGCCAAACAGTATGAAAGTATCAGTGTGTACTCATATAACTCGGAGAGCCAGGATGCTCGTTTATATGGAACATACACTGTTCAGAATCAGCACCTTATCTGTCTGGATGAAGTATGGCGTTCGTATGATAAGAGTTTACCATTTGTAAACAAGACCCTAAAACGATTATATGTTCCACGAGTTCTCTTTAACTGCATGGGTGTTCAAAACTGGTTCAAGTTTTCGTTCCCAAACTGCGAAGTCACTTACTGGCCAGAATGAAAAATTGTATTTTGTTTTACGATTTAGTTACATGCATTTTTAGATCTTTTTAGTGTTTAGAGAGTCGGATCCTCAACGGTCTTGAACTCGCCGAAGCCGATGTAGCCGACAAACTGGTCAGGTGCATCGCCCTCCCCGCAACGGTAGAGTCGCTTAGTCTTCTCACCAACCACATGGTCTACCATCTCCGTCTTATTGGGCTTGTCAGAGCCAGCGCCAGCGTGTGGGATAGTGGTCTTGATCTTCAGCTCGACCATATCCTCATCGGTATTCTCGGGAGGACCAGTCACGAAGCGGCCATTGTCGCCATCCCAATACTTACCAGGCGTCTCAGTCTGAGTCAGCTTCTTGATAGAACGCAGCTCCTTAATAGTAAGGACAACGGGCTCAGAGCTGTCCGACTTGACTTCAGCAGCCTGCTCGACTGCCGGCGTAGCAAAGTCCTCCATGTGCTTCTCTAGAGCCTTGGAACTCTCAGCTTCAGCGGAGAGTGAGTTGACATAGTTCTTGAACTCATCGGGCTTCTTCGAGGACTTCCACTCGTCATCCGTAAACGAGTGGCCGGCAGACGACAGTGCCTTGCGCAGTGCAGTCTTGAGTGTAGGGCTCATGCGCGAGATGCGCTTGACTTCAGCCTTAACTTCAGCCTTAGTCGTCTCAACAGCTACGACTTTGACGCCATCCAGCTTAGCAAGTTTAGCCTTCTCCTTCTGAAGCTTCTCGGCATGTTTATTCTTGGACTCATCGTCCTTGAACTTGTTAGCTGCCTGCTTCTTCTCCCAGAGCGCAATATTCTTGCGGCACTGGTCGATAGGACTCAGCTTGGTCTTGGTTCCGGCGCTAGATGCCACGCTTTCACGCTCAGCTACCTCTGCAACAAATGCGCCAAGGAAGTCCATGGCCTCCTTCTGATTAAAGTCGAACTTCTTAGACAGCTTGCTTACGATCTCGTTAATATTGCTCATCTTGATTCGTTGATTATGTGTGGGTTACAATGTGCTTCCTTAGACCTAAAAAATCCGTTTTCAATATGATCCGTTTTTATACCAATCAAAAATGTTTTTATGTTTTTGGGTTTTATACTTTTGTATTTTAATTTTAGGTTTAGTTTGCCTTGACGCCCCAAGTGGCGACGACATACTGATTGTACTCAGTAGGAGTCATCATGCCAATGCGTTTCTCCTCCTCCGTCAACTCCATGCCGATAGGCTGGGTGCTGATCGGCTCCCACCCGGTGTAACCCGGCGTGTGGAAGACCTCCATAACGGTGCGATCATCGTCAACATCAAACTTAAATCCGCCGTCCTTAAGACTGCGAACAAGGAGTTTACGATCCGCGGTTGTCATGCCGGTAAGATTAAAGCGCTCAAAGCTGCCGTCCATCTCAACAATACCCTTAGGACCAAAGGTCTGCATGATATCGTCGTAATCGAACAGCGGAACATTGCGCACAAACTCGACAAGCGTCGAGAAGTCGCGATGATCATACAAGCAACCACCATCACATGGCTTGTTCATGTTCTTGACACGACACTTGCCAGCCGCAAAGTGCGCGCACTTCTCGTGACGATGCGGGCAATTCGAATAAATGCACGCATTTCCATTGTCGCACCACCGAGGTGCGCGAGTAATAGTAGTCATCTTAGATTCTTGCGAGTAAACAGACACAACAGATAGCTTTTGCTTTGTTGTGTATGTTTGTGGGTGGTTACTATTGTATTTCTTGGACCGAACAAATCCGTTTTCGGATGCGTTACTCGAAGTTAATTATCGTAGAGATTCTTAACAAATGTCAGCCGAGTTTGCCAAGACCCATCTTCGCGAGCATTTAGTAAGTCTTCTGATTGGTCCAGTCGCGGAGGGTTTCTGGAGTATTTATGATTCCGCAAAGGAGCTGTGTGAGCGCAACGGACAGACTGATCAGATCCTTCGCACATTCCAAAATATGCTTACGCGCATTCCCGATTGGAATGAGGCTACTCTTACAACCGAGGAGGAGCGTATTGTAAAGCAGACGAAGTGCACTTACATGGATGATCTGCTGATGGGAGTATTTATTTCGTATATGAAGGCGTTCGCCAACCTACATTACAAGGGAAAGCAGTCAGAACTCAAGATTGATTTCCAGCGCCCAAGTCTTTCTAAGTTCCTTCATGAACTATACAAAACCTCTGCTCGTAAGTTTTGGCAGGTCGCTTATTTCTTTAAGACCATAGGTGTTACAGCCGAACAGCAGGTGCGTAACCGCCAGGATATTGAGAAGATGATTGCCGAATGCATGGAGCAGGTAATTCGTGGCTTCCTCCCTTGGGAAGCAATTGCTAAGAAGTATTTCAATGAGGATGCTGAGTCGGACTCGGAGTCTGACGATGAGCCCCCTTCTAAGGGTGTTTCATTCGGAGATTTTTCAGAATCTGATTCGGAGGATGGCAAAGAAATACATCTTGGCGAGGAGGACGGAACAATTGAGTTTGAGGATCTAGATAAGAAGAATGAGGAAGTCTTGCCAGAGCCTCCGAAGGAAATCGATCCTCTTGCGGAGATTGAAGGAAAGGTTGGCGATGATACTCTCGTTCTAAACTTATAAACATTCCCAAAAATTATTAATAAATGCTGATCATTATTGCTTGCGTTGCTGTAGCACTCGTATGCTTTATTGTTTATGCTCTTGAGCGCCGTTCAAAGAGCGAATCTATCAATTGGTTCGATGCCGGTAAGATCACTGTTTTTGGAGGAATCTTAACTGCATGTGTAGTTTTTGCTACAACAACTGAAGGTGTTGCTGATGTTGTAAAAAATATTGAAATCCCTAATGTCCAGGAGATGTTTGTTGGAAAGCCTCAATTTTAATCGATAAGTAGCACACTCTCTCCAGCTGGAGTTGAATCTACACCGTAAATACTCTTTAAATAAGCAATTTCCTTACGAGGAACCGCATTCTCTTTACAGTAGCGAACAATCGCCTTGTAAAGATGAAATCCGTGAAAACGGTCGTGTTTAGGATTGCCATCCTTAAACATTACAGACTTTCCATCTTCTACAGTTAACCACTTCATGAAAAGTCTGAATACATGATTGTTCGCGTACTCTAAATCGAGTGGGCCCTTGGGAAACAAATCCCAAAACAAAGAAGTTGCTAAGCGCACAAGATCAAACGAAGGATTGGGTTTAATTATAGGATACTTGGGGACATACCAAGGTTCGCAATTATACTGTCCTCCAGCTTCTTCATCAATTGAAAAATGATCGCTCATAAACAGCTTTGGCTCCTTCATTCCTGTAAGTTTCAACATTCCAATACTGCGCTCAAAATCAATGATCTTGATCAGATAACCATAAGTTGGAACACGATACAAAACTCCTCCACAATTATAGTAGAAAAACTCAGAGGTTGTTGGAACATACATAACATTATTTGAGTGCAAATCATTGTGCGTGAACGAAATATTTCGCTGGGCAAATGCTAAAGCAAATATAACTTGTGAAATCCACGCAAGATGTTTTTCAGTTTCTGGATTACTGGTTATCAGTTCATATAAAGTTCCGGTGCATTTCTCAATAACTGTTACCTGAACAGGAACATTCTTAAATGATGCCCATGCAAATGGCTCAATATCTTCATCGTCTGACTCAGATTCGTTGTCTTCATCAGAATCGGAATCAGAATCACAAGACTTTACTCCAAAAATGTAAGAAGTAGAAACCGATGAACTATCCGATATATCGTCATCATCATCTTCTTCTTCGCGAAATACTCGATTCATTTCACCAGCTTCGGTAGGAGGAATATCAAGTATATCTAGTTCTTTCACATCTTCAAGATCTACATCATCACCTAGCTGAATCGAAATACGAGCTGTGCGAGTATGTTTAAAATCGGGAGATTCATGAACATCATCTGATAGCTTTATCTCAAATGTCTTTCCGATATTTGTCGAAAACCATGACCGTTCAGAAAGATCGCCATAATCATCTGAGATATCTATCGTGTGTTCCTTTGATACGCCAGAAAATACACCATAGACTTTAGGAAAATGCTGGCATCCAGTTTGGGCTAGAGCAACAGAAAGGATAGAACCTACATATGCGGCATTACTAGGATTTTGAATTTTTTGGGTAATTAAGTTTGAAACTTCGTCAGAAGTAGGAAGACCAAGAGTTCCATAATCTCCCTGCATCCATTTATATGGTGAAAGAAGCATCGTAACCTTTTTGTGGATTTGAGCGTTTCCATCAAGCGTGCGAATAGTATCGGAGGATTTTATATCTAGAATATTATCCTCAAACCTAATTCCATAATCGCGGACATTGTCCAAAAGTTCAGTTTTAAATAATTTTTCGATCGGTGGAAAGAAGGGTTGAATATTATCAATCCCCCAAAAACTTGTAGCCGTTTGCCTTATTGAAGCCATATCATACTTCTGAACCGACATTGCAATAGAATTAGTTCGGAGGTCGCTACTGGCTGATGCTTTTCGTTTGACCATTATTATGTCGGGTTAAACATAAACTAAAAAGTTCACGCACTAAAGTAAGATGAACTTTCAGATAAAGAAATTTAACATGGATATGCTGAAAGACCGGTGTGAGGTTGATTCTCGAAAATCTCCTATGATTGTCCTAATTGGAAAGAAAGATACTGGTAAATCGTTCTTAGTGCGAGATATTCTGTTTCACACACAACACGAGTTTCCCATTGGAACTGTAATTTCAGCAACGGAAGTAGCCAACGAGTTTTTTCAGCATATGGTTCCTTCCAAACTGATTCACGATAAGTATCAGCCGTCAATTGTAACAAATGTTATTAAGCGACAACTTGCGGTGAAGACAGCTCGCAATGAAGACAAGAAGCGCAACGGAGGTAATTCTACAACAGATCCTCGAGCTTTTCTAATTTTAGATGACTGTTTATTCGATGGTTCGTGGATTAAAGAAGAATCAACTCGCTATATTTTTATGAATGGTCGCCATATTGATGTTATGACAATCATTACTATGCAGTATCCTTTGGGCATTTCTCCAAATCTTCGTACAAATGTAGATTTTATCTTTGTTCTTCGCGAGAACATTTTAGGTAATCGTCGTCGCATATATGAGAATTATGCAGGTATGTTTCCTACCTTTGAAATGTTCTGTCAGTTTATGGACCAGTGCACTGAAAATTTCGAGTGCCTAGTGATCTGCAACGGTGTCCAGTCGAACAAACTTGAAGATCAGGTTTTTTGGTATAAAGCGAGCGATCACCCACCTTTTCATTTATGCGATGATAGTCTGTGGCACGATAACAAGCCATTTTCAAGTTCAATGTTGGCACAAGATGACTATTCTGCAGATACGATGCGCAAGAAAAGTTCAAGTCCTTGGGTTCATGTGAACCAAGAGGGAAAGGAAAAGAAGCGTTAATGTTTACGAGTTTTACGAACCTTACGAGTCTTGCGACGCTTACGGCCTCCCATGTTTCCAAACATAGACGTTAGATCAGCAATGCTCGCATCAGCTTTCTTATCTTTAGCCTCAGCTCGCGAACGCTTCACGCGCTCCTCGGCCTCTTTCAGAGCCTCATCGGGTGTCTGTTTAGGACCATCTTCGTCCATGCTAGAGCGCTTGCGTTTACGAGTTTCCACAGGCATTCTTATTTATAGATCGCGAATTCCTCCCTCGGCTGGATGGATGGGAGGAGCCTCTAGAGCATTCTTGAGATCCTGCGTATCTGCAAGTCCCGCATCCTCCTTCGCCTTCTTTGCGCGCGCGAGATTCTCCTCCTTCTGCTTGCGAATCTTCTCAGTCTTCTCCTCCTCGAAGAAGATCTCGCGATTAATCTCGTTCTCCTTGTACTTGCGCATGAGCTCATTGAGTTCCTTCTCAGCATACTCAACCTCGGGCATCAGATGCTCAGATGGATCCCACGGTAGCCACGCACCAACCTTACCGATGTAGATGTTGTCGTTAGGGTAGCGCCGCTGTAGAACACGAGCAAATGTCTGAGTCTCCTCAAGATTAGCAAACACACGGCGAATCTTGACACCGCGAACATTCGTGCGGAATCCAACCTTCTCAGTAAACTCAGTCTCTAGGTCCTTCTCACACTTCAGGAGGAAAATCTGGTACTGCTCCTGGATATCCGTCTTACGAATCTCATCATTATGGATCTTGCGGAACTCCTCAAGATCCTTAAATAGATCCTCGATTTTTAGAGAATACTTCTTAGAAAGAAAAGCTACATAGTTCTCCATTCCCTTAACCTTCCAATCATACTCGAGCCACTGCACAAAGCGCTCGTTCATAAACTCGGCCTTCTGCTTAATCACTTTTTCGGGTGAAATGAAGGATACAATTCCATAACGCTGGGTGGGGATCTCGGGGTCTTCCTCGAGGTAGTCAATGAGTGATCCATCATCTTCTTTGGTTGGTAGCGTCTCACGAGGCATTTGTTTATTAATGCCACCGTATGTGAAAGTTCTATATTTAACGAGAGGGCAATAAATGTTTAAAGATTAAATACATATAATAGTAATTTCGATGTCTAGGTTTTCAGATATTATTAATCACTTGACAGGAACATCCAATAATAGTATGTATATGATTCATCTTCAGCGGGCTGTCGAGCGTTTACCGTACATTGATAGACTAGAACAAAAATTGAATATGAAAATTCCAATTTTTGATGCGTGTGAGGGTTCTTTGTTAGTAGAAAATGGGCATCCTACAAAATGTGCGCATACATCCAATTACTATCGAAGTGCTGGTGAAGTTGGATGCACTGTTTCGCACATAAATATATGCAAAGAAGCTTTGAGACAAAATTATGATCATATTGTCATTTTTGAAGACGATTGTGTGCTAAATAAATCTCTAGAAGAACTAGAAGTAAAGTTAGATGAGTTCAAGAGTTTAAATATATCATGGGACCTTTTTTGCCTTGGTGGACATATACATGCAGGAACTCATATAAATGATACATTTATGCGCGTGACTTACTTTGATCACAGTCATGCTGTCATTCTTAATAGAAAATTCATGCAAGAACTGATTTCTTTATATGAAACTTTTTATAATAATGGAACAACTTGGGCAGTGGATGGGTTGTACTCAGATGTACTGCGATTGAAAAAAGCAGATGGCTATGGATTTATACCCAACACAAATAATGATTTTTTCACACAAGCTTCAGGGCTAAAATCGTATATTCAACGATATTAACGACGGCGTTTTCCACCGCCCATTAAAGTTGCGGCCATTTCAGAAACTCTGGAAGGAACATCATCGACGCTGCATACTCCAAATGATACTAGAATGGCGGTAACCTTAATATACAGATCTATCACTAGAAGAATCAGCGAAGTCCACTGAGATCCTGTATTTGTAGGATCAAAGTTGGTTAAGTAAATAATCAAAATTAGGATGAGGAACATCGCGAGCATAAGACTGAATTCTAGTATACCTGGGGAGGCATTTGATAGTATAATCATTACTGTACCACCAATAGCAGCGACCTGTAGGATATTACCTCCTAGAATCAGATGATCGCGACTCACATATTTATCATCATCAATGTCCATGAGATATCGGAAGACACCTAGGAATGTTGTTCCAAATGCAAAAAAGATAATAGTCAGCACAAATACGGCAATGCCGACATCTTTTATTGATTTACGACAAAGCATTTATTTTATGCGTAGACTTTAGAATTACCTCACCGTAGTACTTGGTTTACACTGGCCAATACCAAGTGTTTGTTGCATCATTATTGGAGCAGGACATCCCTTACAGGGGCACTGTTCATGATCAAACCCCAAAATATGCCCAATTTCGTGAGACACCATATATTGACGATAGTCATCCAATGAAAGTTTGCTTTTAGAAGCTCCATAGAACCATCGATCTGCGTTCAGGTACATATGCTTTCCATTCAGTTCTGCACATGAAAGACCCTTTGGTAATCCACACTTCTTCTCAATAGTTTGAGGAGATGATAGGCGGATTATGACATCTCCATTAGATCGAACAGGCATGAAAAAATAACCTTTCTTCGACCATCCATGAGGATCATTCAAATATGCCGCAACAAAAAACTCAATTTGAGCAGGATTGCGAATCGAGTATTTTTGAACAACGTCGTTGTCCGGAGTAATTACAACATTGATCGTCTTCATTATTTATAAAGAGCACGAATGTTATAACTCTTTTTCTCTCCGTTGTTCGCAGCTAATCCAGCAAAATGAAGAAAGTTTACTCTCTTAGAAAAGCTTTCTAATGTGAAATCAGGTTCATATTTATAAAGACAACACAATGCATTCCATGTATTCGGAAGTAGAGTAAACTTATTGTTTATTTGGAGTTCGTAGCCAATTACAGACTGTTCGTAATTAAACTGCAAACGATGATTGACCGATTTTAAAATATACTTATCATAGATTGATTTAAGAAACTCCCCATGTTTTGCAGGCTGCATAACAAGAACTCCGGTATTTAGCTCCATATCAGTTTTTATAACAAAACCAGCTTTACGGTAATAAAGACTAGCATTCGATTCCCAGTTCATCCGCCGATTAAAATCGACTCGTTTCTCAAAGGAAGGCTGTGAAAACTCATCAACGATTCCAATCTTGTCGCCAAAATCTTTACATACATGTATTGCCGGAGCCTCGGGGTTTATTAGAATATCGGCATCTACAAAAATGATAAACTCATATTTTGACGACCAGTCTTGGCTACATACCAAAATCTTATTCATAGAAATTGTCGATATCTCACGCAGACCCAAGTAATCAGTCAGCACTCTAAAATCGTAGCCGTGTTTTTTAGCATATAGTTCTTGACTTGGTCTAAAAATACGGTTGTATTCCTCGAGGTATTTTTCTCCAATTGCAATAGTTACTAGACATATCGACATTCCTTTTTTAGTTCTTATTGGTTTTTTCTCTAAATAAGACTATAAAAATGCCCGAACAGAAGCCAGCCGCTGCCCCAGGAGTTGATGTTGGTGACCTCGTATCACGCGCCGTTAAGTATGCCCTAGAGGGTCTAGCCGTAGCGATTGCAGCTTACCTCCTACCAGGCAAGGGTCTCAAGCTATCAGAGATTGGCATGATCGCCCTCGTTGCTCTTGCCACCTTCGCCATCCTCGATATCTATGCCCCCAGCGTAGGTGCCTCGGCCCGTACTGGTGCAGGTTTTGGAATTGGCGCCCACCTCGTCGGCTTCCCTTAAACTAGAACTGATCCTGAAAAGTATTCATAATAATATTCATTTGGTCATTCGTGAATCCAACCTGACTCAAAACTCCCATAATAACTGAATCGTTGGCATCATCAATTTGAACCTCAACTTCAAGAGTGTGATTCGCATCATTCTTGAAGTTGACGATATGCCAGCCATTTGACAATCCCATATAATCTCCCTTGATTGGGAAATGGTTACCGCCAACAAGGACCTCTGTATCTGTAATTGCGTTCTCAATATTCTTAAACATATTGCCGTTACAATATATATTTCTACATCATATGAATCCATTTTTGACCTTTCATGATTTGAAACGGACTTACTGATTGCTAGCACTCTATTACCCAAGATGGACGCAATTCGATATAAAGGAAAATGGTATTCCATTAGCGCTAAACCATATGAACCCGAACGCCAAACCTATCAAATAGCATGGATGCTAGTTAAGAATCCCGATATGACGGCTCAAGAAGCATACCGCAAATTATTCGAACGCGAGCGTCATGAAGCTAAAGTTTTATATCCTTCGTTTCGTAAAGATAAAGATGTCACTCCTAACTGATGTCCTCGTATATGCCGGAATTGCACTTCTGTTAGTTACTATATCAGTACTAGGATACTATCTAGTGACACAAACATGGCCAGGGTCTCGTCTTATAATTTCGGCTCCTCCAGTCGAGCATTCGGGAATAGATGATGATTCTGCAAAGTTCATGTTTTTCTATACGACTTGGTGTCCGTGGTCAAAGAAAGCCCAAGCTCCGTGGTCATCATTCAAAGAACAGCACAAGAATACCCGTTATACATATGGCGGAAAAACAGTAGTCTTTGAAGAAATCAATGCTGATTCGGATAAGGGAAAGACAGCACTCTATCAAATTAAAGGATATCCTACTTTCAAATTAGAAACGAAAGATAAGGTGTTTGAAATGAAAGGTGCGCCAACAACTGAATCATTCCGCGAGTTCTTGAAGAACGCCCTTGGCTCCGAGAAAACGGCGTAAATCGTGAGCACCCTTTTCTAAAACTTTTTCAATATCAAATTCGGTAATATCAGACATACTGTGCAATCCAGGAAAGTTCAAGCACACAGTATTATCACTTTTGACTTGATCATGAAAATTTTGAGTGATCATCGTATAAATATCGTGAATATATGTCAACGGAGACATATTCTCGATAGTTTCAGGTGTAAACTCAGTATTAGACATTCTCTTTTTTAAAGAAATACAAAGTTTGCTTTTTGAATGTATAAATTTATCAATGGATGGACAGAACATATCTCCATCGATATAAACTTGTCCATACAGAATTTGTGGTTGAAACACTCCCGGAATTGCACATGAACATTTCAGAGCACTAAGAACTGGAACATTTCCTGAAAAAATAGTAGGGTTGCCTTTAGTTAAATTTGAAGCAACCAAATACAGTGGCATCTTTGCGTCAGAAAGAACCTTATCTCGAATATTTATGCCGTGAGATTGAAACAAGTCTGCAACCATTTTTTCAAATGAATCCATAGAGTTCATGCCTTTACGAGAAAATGTATTAGAAACCGACTGTAGATCAACATCTCCCAAAAAGTTGGATAAATTAAACTGATTATTTAAATTTGAAATTCCTTCCTTATCAAATGGAAGACCAAACGCAATATATGTAGCAATCACTGCTCCCACCGATACACCATAAACACCATCCGGAAATACCAAATCTTGTTTCTTTGAAAGTTCAAGAAGTGCACCAATATGTAGAACTCCTTTAACCCCTCCTCCACCAAGACCAAGTGCGCGGAATGGCAGAGACATTCTTATCTTAGTATAAGTAGAGATGTTGCGTGCTCGTGACGTATGGGATGAACAAGAAGAGCGAAAACAGAATCGTATGGCAGCAATGGTTCCTATAATTACTCAAATCCAGGCAAAAATCCGACAACACGCAGTTCATAATCCAAGTGCTCCGTATATCGTGTATGAAGTACCGACCTATGTTTTCGGATACCCACTTTTCCCTCTGAAAGAAGCATTGGAATTTTTGGTTGGTGAATTCTCGAAGGCGGGTTACTGGGTTTGGGTTGTGGAAGGTAAATACCTAATGTTATCGTGGCTCAAACCCATAAAGTCTCGCGATTTAGGTAAACCTATTTTAACGACAAATTACCGTCCGCAAATATATGATCCAACCTCAATCCCATTTCTTTCTAATAACTAATGGAGTGGGACGAAATTGTTGGCGGAACCCTGAATATTGCTATTTTGGCCGTATTCTATACAGTGTTTGGAGCATTCATTTCGTATATACTCTTCCATCTGTTTGATGATTACGGTAAGGAATGGGAAGGTCGTGGCATTCTTTACCAAACTGCGGATGTTGCTACAGAATTAACATTAGTAGGCGCAGTTGCTTTTTGGACGACAAAGATCATTAAAGAGTATCCTCCAGTGTTTACAATTCAAACATCCTTAGATAGAGAGATTGATGTATACATTTCAGGATTATTCTTCGCGTTTTCTATGTTTATTTTCTTGAATGATTTATCTACCAAGATCAAGTATCTGTATGAAAAGTTCTTAAAATCAAACTTTGTTAAGGTCTTTCCCGAAAATTGGTCGATTATGAAAATGATATTTGGCTCGCATAAAACGGAAAATAACGAATCTACGGAGTGAATACATCAATGGACTGCAAACATTCAATTGTTGTAGACGAAGGTGAGCAAGTATGCGAAAAGTGTGGAGTTATTATCAGCAAAATTATCGACGAAAGCGCGGAGTGGCGCAATTATGAAAACAAAGGAGATGATCAGTGCCGAACCGGTTTTACAATATCTGATCTTCTTCCCGAATCATCTTATGGATCCGTTATGTCTTTTAAAGGTATGCATCCAAACATGAAAGCCGTCCAGCGCCTAAGTTGCTGGTCTCTTTCTTCTAATTCCCAGCGATCATGGATGGGAATATTTGATGCAATTCAACTATCATGCTCACACGCCGGTCTTCCTAAAGCTATTGTCCAGGAAGCATGTGGTATGTACAAAGCACTTGAAGACGCTCAAAAAGTCCGAGGAGAAACAAGGCGGTCAATGATGGGTGCTGCGGTATTTGTTTCATGCCGTAACCACGATGTTCCGCGATCACACGAAGAAATTGCCAAACTGTTTCAAGTGAATATTCGAGCTTTATGCAAAGCCATAACCCATTTCTCTAACACAGAGAACACTGTTTTGCAAACTCAAATAGGGATTGCTGAGAGATTATGTGCATCCCTAAACTTGAACGATGACCAGCGTCAGAAAATACTGGATTTGTTACTGGAAATTTCTCTGAAGTCAGAAGATGAGTTTGAGCATACACCCAAGACTATTGTGGCTGGAGTGGTTGCCCATATTATGGGATTGAAAACCAAAGCTCAAATGAAAGGAGTATCTGAATCTTCGGGCGTTTCATCGTTGTCTATTCATAAAATTGTAGGCAAACTAGCTTAATTTACCTGTAGAAGTTTAACACTTATTACATTAATAGTGTAATTACGGGCGATTGTTGATGCACCAAATTGGGTTGATGTTGCCACAAATGTAAGCGCTCCGTTCACTGTTGGGTTAGTAAATGTAACAAACTGATTAATTGTTTTAAACAGTGGTTGAGTTGCAATTGTCAAACAGCCTGCAAATATACTTTCCTCGAACACTCTTAAAAGTTGATCTCCAAACTGAAAATAATCACTATTTCCAGCGCTATTTGAAGCAATAGAAACCTCTACATTGCATGACATGAGATATGTCCCTGCAGGACAAGAAAATGTGGATGTTGTAAACACAGGGCTCGTTGATGGAGTAATCGTATCAGATAGTGGGGTTGTAGTTAATGATATAATTGCCGGCATTGATCCCGTAGGTCCCGTAGATCCACTACGTCCCGTAGGTCCCGTAGGTCCCGTAGGTCCCGTAGGTCCCGTAGGTCCCGTAGGTCCCGTAGGTCCCGTAGGTCCCGTAGGTCCCGTAGGTCCCGTAGGTCCTGTAGAGCCTGTAGAGCCGACACCTCCAAAGATAGGTCCGCTAGGACCGTAAACATTTCCAGTCACATAAATGTTATCTACATTAATCATATCGAGCCGTACATCGTATGCAGAATTACCACCTGTTATCCCATTCACAATTTTTGGACTAAACACATGTTGAAGTAGGTTCCGAGTATTGCTCCCGGAAAATGGATCATTTCCATGACTGGCCATATTATTAGTAAGATGGACAAAGAGTTTAACTACTTTTCACCACATAGTAGTATGGAGCCTCTGTTCGACCCCTCCTCTAAGACTCTGGGAGAGCGATATACTTTGTTCCCTATTAGTCCGTCAGAAGAGGATCTTTACAAACTTTATAAGAAAGCGGTGGCATCCTTTTGGACAGCCGAGGAGATTGATTTCAGCAAAGATAAGGAAGATTGGGAGAAGCTAGGAGAGTCAGAGCAGTATTTTATTAAACAGGTTTTAGCATTCTTTGCAGGATCAGACGGAATCGTGCAGGAGAACCTGGCCACACGATTCCAAAAAGATATCCAGTCACCGGTTGTTCGTCTATTTTATGGATTTCAAAATGCAGCAGAAGGTATTCATTCGGAAACTTACTCGCTTCTCATTGATCAGTATGTGAAGGATCCCAGCGAGCAAGCCAAGTATTTCCGTGCGATCGATACAATTCCATGTATTTCCAAAAAGGCTGATTGGGCTCGTAAGTGGATTGAATCAACAGAGTCCTATGCGACTCGTTTAGTAGCATTTGCGTGTGTTGAAGGAATCTTCTTCAGCGGTTCATTCTGTGCGATTTACTGGATCAAAAAGCGCGGACTTCTTCCTGGGCTCACCTTCTCGAATGAACTCATCTCTCGAGATGAAGGTTTGCATACTGAGTTTGCGGTAACTCTGTATCACAAGCTACAAAACAAGCTCACAAAAGACGAGATTGTGCAAATTATTCGTGAAGCCGTTGGAATTGAAAAGGAGTTCATTACTGAAGCACTCCCTTGTTCTCTTGTTGGAATGAATGCTCGTGATATGTCTCAGTATATTGAGTTTGTTGCTGATCGGTTAGCTTTGCAGCTAGGCCTGCCAAAAATATACAATTCTACAAATCCGTTTGATTTCATGGAATTGATTTCGCTGGAAGGTAAGACCAATTTCTTTGAGAAGAAGGTGTCCGAATATTCGAAGCCCGGCGTTGGAATGAAGAAGGAAGATATGGTCTTCAGAATAGATGAAGAGTTTTAGACAATGAATATTCTTGTGATAAATCTTCCCCATCGCAAAGATAGACTGGAGTCATTTATGAAACATTGGAACTGGATAGGCCATATAGAAGTTATTAATGGTGTATTATCAGATATACTTCATACAGGATGTGGATTAGCTCATATAAATGCTATTCGTACTGGGCTAAGAGATGCAGACTGGTGTTTGATATTAGAAGATGATGCTAGATTAAACTGCAGTCATTCTGAGTTTTTACATGCGGTAGATGAAGCAGTGACACAAATTACAGAATGGGACGCTGTAATGCTTGGTCCAAATTCGCATAGGCAATTTATTCCACCGACTAAAGTGTTTGGAGTATCTGCAAATTACCTAAAGGTATCATGCACAAAAAGTATCAGAAATTGTACGGGTATGCTTTGGTCAAAGAGCGCACTACCCATAATTCAGGAGTATTCTAGAATACTGAATGAAGGATATGTTTTCCCAATTGACAGAATGATAACTTCATTCAAGTATCCCTGGGTATGCACTCGCAATACAGGCGACGAATCACCCGACGCAGTTTTAATGAACCATTTACCAACTGTGTGGGTTAGTTTAAGAGTTCTAGTATTTCAAGAACCTGGTATTTATTCGGATAATACACACGGTAGTTCCAGCAATTTATTGACTGATTCGGTAGTCTATATGAAGGAGCTTGAATCTAGAGCGGGTTTACAGGAATAAAGCTCTCTGCTGTAATGTCTGTATCATGAATCAGCACCTTATCATGGACTGGATTCTCGAGCTTAATATGAAAAACATCAAATGGTGTAGCACGGAATACTTGATGTAATCGAGGGTGCTCACCGGCCTTAACTTCCTCAGTTTCATCAGAAAACCGGATCTTGTGCCAGTAAGTAACAACCATCTTCTCTTCGGCATCAGCATACAATCGTCCATCGCCATTGGCAAACATATCAGTGATTGTGGTGCGCTTGAGTTCAACAACATTACTGTAGCGGCCACTTGGCTGGAGAATCTTGGTTCCGACTACGATATCTTCAATGGCAACTGGTCCGCCAAGAGTCTCAACCTTAACAAATCCTAGGAAACATCCTACAGTCACATTGATTGAGGCACTGGCACTTCCATATGAGTTTGTCACAGTTATCGTTACAGTGTACGGTCCCTGGGTGCTTTGGTTCGTGACAAGAACAAACCCAGCACTTAAATATGAGAGAGCTCCGGGTACAGATGTCGATGGGGATGCTGTAACCACACATGTAGCACTGCGGCTTGTGGTGTTTGTTTCTGTCCAGCTCAGACTTGCGGTCTGGCCGCCCGGGCCATCGCTGCTTTGAATAATTAAGTTGCTAATTGTTGGTATTGGTGGTGCATACGATGACTTCTTACCATTTGCATTACCAAGAGGCGAATTAATGGGAATAAAGTTGCATGGTGTTACAACTTTATTAGAAAACGAGGTTAAAAAATCAAGTGGGCGTAATACACTTGGGACAAATGGTGATAAATGAGTAATCTGTTTACCTCCGGCGGTATTTGTGCGTGAATCAATCGCCGCATATTTTTTAAACTGTGTGAACTGGGAAGCGTCCGGAGTTGGCATTGTTCTAAACACACAATTTATCGGTGCCAGGTTTGGACTTTTCCATTACCTACATAATGCTTAGTAGTATTGGCCTGTGTGGGCAAGAAAGTTGATAATTTTATAGGATCTTGTAACGAGGTTATGAGTGGAACTGCTAGATGGGGATTAGGCTTAGCAGAATATACTGTACTCGCCAATTGTGTGCTAAGATTCTTGTAGCGAGTAAAATCGGACGCAGAGGTCTGTTGCGGCATTACGTTTAAAGACAGAAGCTTTATTCGACATAAAAGAAAAATGCAGCTAACATATGTCGCCGTCGTGATTCTTGCATCCATGGTTTTTGTTTTATCAGGAATGGTAGGGTACTTGTATTGGCAGCAGACGCGGATGCTCCAGCATCTCCAGTCGCTTGCGGCCGTTTTATCAACGCAGCTAGTTCGCCGTCCCGAGACTGAGGCCCATCTAGAACCCGAGCCCGAGCCCGAGCCCGAGCATGAGCATGAAACTGAAGCCGAGACAGATGATGTGGTTCTGCCTACCGTTGCTGAAGCTGTGCGAGAAGTTGAGGATGACCGTCTGTCTGTCGAGAAGGTTGATGGGCCCCCGGCGGACGATCCAAGCAGCAAGACGGCTGCCCAGCTTCGTGATCTTCTTACGCAGAAGAGCATTCCTTTTGGAAAGCGCGATTCCAAGGCAGTCCTTCTTCAGCTACTAAAAGCTACAGCTTAAAACAATGAAGCTGTATAATCAGCACCTAGATAAATTGGCCGAAGGATATGATCAAATACTTGCATTCGATTGTGAGTTTTGGAGAGTATCGGGAGCATTGGGATTTAGTGCAATTCCTAAATCTACGGACTTTTTTACTCCTCGCGAACTTGCTGGATTCTTTATTAAAAAAGTTAAAGGAGTATGGGACTATTCGGGATACTTTTTTGTTACATTTAGTCCACCTAAAAATAAAGATATTTCATTCGTATCATCTGAGTTTGCATCAGTTTCGGCAAAGACTGCAGAAGAAATGAACAAGTACCAAACTGTATTCCAATCATCGTCGGATGTGTCACAGGATTTGATCAAAGAGAGTTTAAAAGTGTATCTTCAAGATAAACATATTAAGAACAACCATAAACCCAATTCGTGGATTAAAAGTTTCTTAAAAGAGTTCCAAAAATCAAGAGTTGTAATTAAAGGCACATATGATTTGGACGCATTAAAAAACATGTGTGTTCTCAATAATTACGAGTATCTTGAGCCGGCTGGTATATTTGACATTGCTGAATGGAATACTGAAAGTCACAAGTTATGTGGAACTGCAAAACTAGAAGGAACCTACGATTGTATATCAAAACACATTGATGATTCAGGAACTAAAACTCGGCGTTTACGAGATATTTTACCATTAGGACGCGCTCACGATCCCGCGTCTGATGCAGCAATGACTTTCTTAATAGCGATTTATATAGTTGCTGCTTTTGAATAATAATGCGGATCGTAAGCTGGGATGTGGGATTGCGAAATCTAGCATTCTGTGTTTTAGAAGGAACAAATAGATCCAATGTCAAAATTGTACACTGGGATCTGATTGATGTGATGGCAGAAGGAGCAGGACACGATTCTCCAAAATGCTGGAAATGCCAAAAACCAGCGAACTGGTTGAATGGAAAAAAAATGTATGCTTGCACTCTCCACAAAACCAAATGTGCTAAACCTCCCACAAAAGTGTCACTGAATAAGAAAACGATTGACGAACTAAGGAAGGAAGGAGAGCCATTTGGAATTGTGTCTACAACAAAGAAAGGGTATGTTGATATCCTTTATACGCATTATAATCTGAATGTTTGGAAACGCTGTATTAAGTCATCAAAGCAATGTTCGGTTGTGGACCTTTCTGTCCCGATCGCTGCATCACTTGAATCTCGAAAGAAGTTGTGGGAAGGCGCTGATCTGATTGTGTGTGAGCAACAGCCAGATAAGCGGATGTTGTGTGTTCAGGCTATGATTCATATGTGGTTTGTATGTCAAGGATTCAAGTGCACCGGAGTATCCGCCACACATAAACTGACAAATATCTTGACAATAGACCCCACAAAAACATACAAGGATAGAAAGAAGACCGGAATCATTCACGCAACCCAACTGCTTCCCCTCGCATGGATATCACATATGCTAAAGCACCCGAAGAAAGATGACCTTTGTGACACATTTTTGCAAGGGTTGTGGGTGATGGAGCATACGAAATGAGATTAAGCGTACTTTACTGGAGGAAGAATATCGCTATAGAATCCTGAGAACTGGAGGACAACATGAAGAAGACCGAACTTGGCAACAAGCATTGCAAACTTCTCCCAAACATCGGATGTTCGGAGTGAGTATCCTCGCAGAGTTGCCATCGCCAAGAAAGTTAGTGCAGGAGGGAAAGCCATGAGCATAACTTCTGAAGTGAAAGACCATGGGCGATTCACGGGGTAGTAAGTATCACGGACTAATGCCGATACTGTAATAAGGAATACGAATGAAATGCCAAGAATAAATATGATGGCATCGGTAATTAAATCACCAGAATTGATTCCAAAAATTGAGCGAGAGTAACTATTTGCAGTAGCAATTGAAAAAACTCCGAATACAACTGAAAGAACTCCTCCCAAAAGTCCCCCAATAATCAGAGCCCACCATATAAAATCCATTTGTTGTTATTTGCGTTTATAATTTTCATATCAAGTCCGTAGTTCACACAAATGGGAGATATCTTCGGAGCAGACTTTTTGACGAATCCTAAAATTGCAGAGGCACCCGATATGACTATGGCCGATCTAGGATCGATCGACCTTCCATCTTTCGGAGAGCTGAAAGAAGAGCCACGACTCATGCCCAAGCTTAGTGAGACGGGGCCGGTTCAGACAGGTGAGGGGTTGAACAATTTTAATGCGGAGCCATTTTTTCAGCCACAGCCAAAAACTGTTCGCATGAATGATGAACACATCATGAAGGAGAAGTATGAGATTCTTCGTAAGTTTGATCGCCTTTCCAAGCTCGGTGTTCCTATGCGCAAACGCTTTACTCTAGATTCTCCTATTGACGAGATGAAGATGGAGCTTGAATTCATTCGTCGCGAGAAGGCGATGGATCAGACAATCAAGCAGTTTTGTGATTGGTATATTACCGGAATGTCTGCATTAGAGTGGAGCTCCAAGAATGTTGCAATTGTCCAAGCGTTTGGACTAAACCTCAGTGGTCTTTCTGAGTCGGCACAGATGAATGTAGCTGATATGGAAGAGGATTTTGAGGAGCTGTATGATCTTTACGGTGACAAGCTTAAGATGCACCCGCTTGTCCGTATTCCTATCCGCACTTGTATGATGGTCTACATGGTTCATCTGACGAATCAGATGGCTCAGAAGTCCCCCATTCCAAATATCGATCAAATCCTCAAGACGAATCCGGATATTGCTCGTCAGCTCGCAACCGCTGCAATGCAGCAGCAGTCTCAGGCTGTTCGTGCTGCAGGTCAAGTACCACCAGCTACTGCTCCTCCACCTCCATCAAACCCTCTAGCTGGTCTATCAAGCTTCATGAGCTCAATGATGCCTCCACCTCCACCGCAACAGACCAATGTTCGCACTCCGGTTGCACTCAAGACTGCAATTAAGATGCCCAAGCCCCAGGCTCCTCAGATAAATCGCACAGATTCTCGGCCAATTCCAGAGGCAGCTCCTACCCCAACTCGTGAAATGAAGATGCCTCAAGTCAATATTGATGACTTACTCAAGTCAGTCAATGCTGGCATTAATACGGAAACCAAGAAGGTAAATACTACCCCCAAGAAGGGTGGATCCACTGGCAAGAATTCTGTGACCATTAAATTATAAATGGGTTCGCGGTTAACAAATACATCTTGCTGCTGGAGTCCACGCAAACGGTGTCCAGAACATGATCCATCTCCTCCTCATAAATATACGAACCAGTGGTATCGAGACGAAGATGACCGACAATATGCATTCAGAGTAAGAAACAAGAATTGGGGTGATGAAGGACATGATCCTGATATTGCGAGTATTGGCCAAACATATAATGGTGAAGATATGACTGATAAAGAAATGTGGCGTAGAGGTTACTAGAACATTGGAGGTGTATTCTTATCATATGCTGGCTGATCGCAATTCTTTAAACCAGCTTTTGATCGTAGGTTTCTATCTGGACTGTTATGCATTCCTTCGCGAGAATAGACTGACGATCCACGAAATAATCCACCTGCTAAAATTACGAAGCCAGCCGTGAGTAATACTGATACAACCAAGTTACGAGTGCCTACGAAACAAACGGCAAAAATTGCCAATCGACGAAGAAGTATGTTCTGGCCATACTCTTCTTCGTTTGTGCTGAACTCATGGACAATATAGCGACTTGCTACATTTGTCAGGAGAATCATTATACCAACCGTAAATGGCGACGAAGCCACGGCATTAATATGGTCCATTACTTAGTAAGAAGCAAACTTTTCAATCGCATTCGTAGCAGACGCAGGTTTAGGCGTCTGTGTTGCTGGAGGAGGGGCAGTCACCGACTTGCCAGCCTTTGCATGGTGGGCTGGCTTATCGCCCTTCTTCATGATATCTTTAATTAGGTCGGCAACAACTGGCTCCGGCACTCCGGCTGTCTTAGGCTGAGCCTTGGTCGCTGGCTTCTGTTCAGTAGGATCAAGATACTCGGTCACTGACTTGGCTGTCATAATATACGCAATGCCCATAAATACACCGACAATCAGACTGTGGCATACAGTCACCCACAGCATGGCAAGTAAAAATAGCGCATGGCCTACTGGAGATCCCAGGAAATCCTTAATATGCGAAGGCGGGGGGTGGGTGAAAAATGCGACATACGCAATCAAAAGGACTACAAGAATTAACTCGGTCTGAGTTAGTTTCATTTGTTATTCCTGCGTGATTTCTTTTGGTGGCGCTTTTTGTGTGTTCGGCGAGCACGACGAGTCTTTCGGCCACCCTCTTCACGAGCCCGCTTCTTAAATAGAGTTAAGCCCGTCTTTGTTGGTTCGCGGACATGTAAACACGCGTTGCTTAGTGATTGGCCCGTTTTTGCTGCAATATGTTTAGCTGCGCGAACACGGACATCATCTAAACCTTGGCACTCGGACGGGAGTTGGTCGTCCACATCCATTTATCTATTATCTATTTTTTTGTATAATCTTTTGGATAAGTGGGAAGGATGGCCAGTTTAGAAGAAGTTTGGGGATCGTCATTCCCAAAGAAATACCATAACATGGCATCCAAGCATTATAAAAAAGAAGAGCCGCGGGATGCCGAGAAAGAGGGGCGAGTATTTCCAACCCCTATTCACCGAACGAATGCAGCTCTCCAGCGGCATCGCAAGACGATAGATGACTTGTCTGCAAGTCTACCTATTGTCCAGAATGATGAGGAGGCAGAGTCGAATTATGGTCCAGCTCGAGTCGAACGTACCGAGCATTTTACTTCTACGAAGGCAGGATACACCAAACCATTTGTAGATTATGATCCAGGTGTTAATTTTGCGTATGCCCCCCAAACATTTCAGAATGCTGCTCACGAAATTAAGCTTGATAAAATTATGCGTATGATTGAGCAGAATCGCACAGGTTACGAGACTCCATCATCACAAGATATGATGCTCTATATTTTTACCGGAGTATTCTTTCTGTTCACGCTAGATACTTTTGTAACTTTAGGTAAGCGAATGGGTTAAGCCCGATCAGAAATACGAGTTTCAAAAGATGAAAAATCATCAAATGTATTATCTAGCATTTCAAGTTCTAGCGACAGTGAAAAGTCGACAGTGCGATTGTTATTTGCAACTGCACCGTCGGATGTCCAATACATGAATCCTGTATTTCCTTGCTGGGCGTGAGTGCGAACACGAATATGCAGGCGATCTAGAGTACCTAAAGCTGGAGAAAAATGCGTGATATTCTCCTGACCAGAGTGATCATTATACTCAATGAAGGTGCCGTTGACTACAGCCGGAATCTTGGCTAGAAACCCATCGCGGTAAGTTGACTTATTCGCACCAACAGCAGTCTCGTCCGAATAATTCAATCCTTCAACATCGAGTAAGAAATAGTAGGTTGATGAAGTTATGGCAGTATCGCCAGAATAAGAAGTAACGCTGTTGTTTTGTCCTGCAGTGTAAGGGTGCGTACGAGCACCAGCGCCACCTCCGGATGGTACGACTATAGTTGGGAACTCGCCGCTCATGACACGGATAGAAACAACATTCTGGTACTGACGAGGGAGGTACACTACAAAATCGCCATTCGTGTAGTATTTTGAAGTATCGCGATCGGCCGAGTCGATAGATACAACCTTCTTCACAGTTTTGAGTTTACGAACTGGATTGGAAGGTGCAACAATCGCTCCATTATAGTCGAATGACCTATTCATTTGTTATATTTCACATGGGAAGTTTTACAAGTCTTATTAAACCAGCTTCTTGCCTTTGGAGTTTTCTTGGCCTGGCGCACAAGATCGGCATCTGTTGTGTAATGCGTTTTGCCACAGGTTAGCATACTTGCTGCCCGTGCATACCCCCATTGCTGGGCAGTTGCACCGGGACGATGACCGGTTCTCCATGCAGCCATCCCGCGGTTATAAGACGCCTTTACTACAGAAATAGGAACTCCAGTTGCTTGAGAGTAAGCTTTTAAAGAATGGGCTTGAGGGAACTTCCGTCTCCATTCCTTAACATACTTAGAGGTGCGAGTCTTGACACCCTTATCAGTTAAAAATGGTTTATATGCTTTTGGATTTTTCCACGACATCTTACGACGGCGTGTAGCTGTAGATTTTCGTTGTTTATTCTGTTTAGCCGTAAGGCCACGATGATACCTTTCGGGCCAATACATTACTTTATAGAAGTGGGAATTAGTATATCTTCCAACCCGATATCTTCTGAAACACTTATCATCTGATATATAGATTCTACCGCAATACAAAATCGCAAGAATGCTGGAAGATTGAGAGTATATCCCGAATCTATTTCATATTCTATATATGCGGCTGCCTGCTCGGCTGCAATTTTTGCTTCTTGCAAATATGCATGTTGATCAGGATTCTCGATAATCATAAAATCTTGAATGGATTTACGAAGAGTATAAAGCAATTCAACATTGTTGGCATACCACAAGTCCTCAAAATCATCTTGGTCATCTTTCATACTTTCTATATCTTCAATTGTTTGGCGTAGAAGTGTAAGATTCTTATGAATAGTTACAGTACATTCATCGAGTTCCATAGTTAGTGAAAAACTGTTTACATTAAATAAATCCATTTTTATTTACATTTGCATTTTTCCCATGAGCTCAGCAAGATCGTCCTCATGAACATACTGGCGAACGAGCGGCTCCAGATTTTGTGCGAAGAGACGATACACCACCAAATCGTAAGTTCCTGTAGTTCTAATTGAGTCAATCAAGTTCTGCAATAGAACTTCACAACGCCGACCGTTCTCGCGAAGTTCAGCGATTACACAATCATCATCAGAAATGATTAGAATATGGTTGAAGCTCGGAAAGAACTCGCGAGTTCGGATAATGAAATCTCGATGCTTTGAAATCCATTCGGGAGTTGGATGTGTATCAGAAAGAACCTCCATAAGCATGATGTAGTTCGCATATTTTTCTTGTTCGGAAAGTGTTTCATCCATGTCTAGCTCCATTGTTCCATTAGTCTGCATTGATCTTAAGCTTCAAAAGTCCATTTTCAAGGGCAAGCTCCTTGTTGCAGTTTGGGCACTCCATCTTTGGCTCAGGAGAAGGATCAGGAGTCACCTCAGTCGAGAAGAAAGCATAACCTTCATCCTTAGTTGGTCCATAATCAAAGTTCTTGACTGATTTCAGAAGTGGTTTGCCATGAGACTTCAAGCCAGTAAATGCACAAGCAGGGAGCCACTGAAAGTAGTCGTAGCTTCTAGTCAGGAACTTGTGGCCGGTCTCCTTAAAATACATCTCAGCATAACTTGATCCCTCAGACACTCCTGTCATAGTTTCTAGCTTACCCTCGGGAAAGAGGAACCGTTTCTTCTTTGTTTCGGGAATTGAATCTACATTCTTCATGTTGTTTGAAATGAGTCGCGCGGTTGGGACAATGTAATAAGTCTTGCCAACGACGAGATCTTGTGGGTTGATGCGCTTGTACATTTTGATTGCTAACTTAAGATTTATACTGAACTAATCCATTTTCAGCGGGGAAGCATCTCAATTTCACGCTCGCCCCGGTGTATTCCACGACCACTCCATCCAGTTCCATCTCGAATGACTGTTGGTAAGCGATCATAAAATGCAGGAAGTGAATCATACCATACTGATCTAGTAGAATAAGGACGGGTTACTACAAAAAACATTATGCCAACTAGAATAACAATTAGGATAACTACCCAGGTTGCCATTGATTTAAGTATGATAAACTTTAAACTGTAATGAAGAAAATTGGATGTATTTCTCAAACTTATGGGAATGAACGAATTCATGAAATTAAATGTATTTCACACGATGATACTGGCGGAGCTCTTCGAGATTTACTAGATGAAATATCGTTCACATTTCATAATTGTAATCCAGAATTTATTGCTAAAAGTCATAAGATTCTTACAACACGATTCCCAACATGTAAGTTTCGAAGTATCAATAATGTAAATTACAGGGATAGTATTATTCAGCAGCTTTGTGATATGAAAAATATGGGACTAACCGATTTTGTCCTTTTACAGGATGATCATTATGGAATTAACTATCCTGAGAATGTGGAGTATGTCAAAAGTATCGTAGCTTTTTACAAATCAAGACCAGACATTAAGTATCTTCATTTGCATCAAAGGGAAGGGTATCCGTCTGCGAACAGAGTTCCAAAAGAAACGGTAGAGTATTCTGGACTTTTATTTCATAAATATGATTCGCGAGATTTTAAAAAGGATGATTTTTATGGATATAACGATGGTATATTTATTGCATCCATCGATATGTTTATAGATATCCTCAAAACAAATGGAGTTCCTGAGGATGTATGGGGAATGGAATGGTGGCTAAAATGGTTATTTGATAATTATGAGCATGATCGTTGGGGAATAGAAAAGGTTCTTTTTGATTCAGTATATATGCATGGAAGAAATACTTCTACTGATTTGAGAGGTTCATTGAACTGTATTTTTGGAATGAAACCTAATTTTGAGGAAATTATTAAACCTTGATCATAGATCCTGTTACCCAAATAGTTACGGCGGCAGCTACCTGGGCAATAATGTAAGAAAGAGCCTTAGCCTTACCTATTTTTCCGTTTGCTAGAGCCCATGCTGTGATTGCAGGATTAAAATGTCCGCCTGAAATCTTTCCACCTAGACCAATTGCAATAGCTAAAGCCGATACTACAAATAGAGGAGATGAAGTAAAGGCTACAGCGCCAATCAGTAAGCATGTGCCAAGATACTCGACAAAAGCCGGAGTATACATTTGTATTATGTTGATAAGAGAATAGATATGAAGTATTTAATAGTTAAGGGTTGGCTTGGCTTCGGAGACAGGCTTGAATCTTTGCAGATGTGTGTATCATTTGCTCAGCATTTTAAAATTCCAATATATGTAGATTGGTCTGATTCAACCTGGTCTCATGGTTCTGAAACATTCTATACTTATTTTAAGCTTTTGATGCCAACCTTTTCACTTGATGATATTCCAGCAGATGCTACTTACTTTCCGGAATACTGGAAAGGCAGAATTAAAGAACCATTCACTTCAGAGTTATTTGCTAAACAATCCGATCTCAAGTTGAATTTGGGTATTCTTACAAAGAAAGAATACCCAGCAGATGTTGTTGTTTCATCATCTATTGGAGGACGAACTTTATTTCATGATTTATCTTTTTTTGCAAATGTGTTTCGAGTTGTTGATCCTAGGATATTAAAAGAAATTGGGGAAAGACAGACTAAATATCCTTTATATAAATCTTTAGGATTTCATATTCGAGGAACAGATCGTACTCGAGGACAAACGCATCGTGAACGAAGTATTCAATTAATTGCCGTAAATGCTGTAATGTATGGGGGGTTTAATGATAAACCTATGATCACCGTATCTGATGACAAAGAAAGTTTAATCATTTGGAAACGATTTTTTCCAAATACTACCGTTTTTAGTAGTTTATCGATTGAAAACTCATCAAATAAAGGGAACCACCATATCAAGAAAGAGGATCTTCTTGTCTCAAAAGATGAAATGAATACTGATATGTTAGTTGATTTCTTTACTTTAGCAAGTTGTGAGAAAGTTCTTTCAACTTTTAGAGATAGTCGTTTTGCCCGTGAAGCAGATCGTTTACGCCCGTATCTCAAACAGATTTTAGGAAACGAATAAATTAAGTCAGAAATACATAACGGTATGCTTACTCTACAAGGGTACAAGATAGACAAGAACAAGGTTCCGAATCTCATTCAATTAAAAACTGCACTGACTGTAAAACCATACATTCCGTCAGTATTTGTGAAACCACAATATGTTCAAAAATATCCGGTGTTTACGGAAACAAAAGATCATCTCTTTATTCCAAAACATTACGGAATTGCCGAGTTTGGAGTTCCCCACAAAACCGAACGAGATATTCCTAAAACTCCCATAGAGTTTTGGAAGTTCGAGGGAAAGATTCGCGATAATCAGGTAGATGTTGTAAAATCGTATTTAACTCCTGAACCAAGAGACGGTATTATCTCGCTCCAAACGGGCGGAGGTAAAACTGTTTGTGCTCTTTACATTGCTTCACAAATCCAAGTCCCCACAATTGTTCTCGTCCATAATACTTTCCTACGAGACCAGTGGATTGAACGGATTCGCGCATTCCTTCCTAAGGCTCGAATTGGAACTCTTCAAGCGGATGTAGTTGATATTACCAATAAAGATATTACGGTCGCCATGCTTCAAAGCGTAGCTCTGAAAGAGTATCCTTCTGGAACTTTTGAACGGTTTGGATTTGTGATTGTTGATGAGTGTCATCACATTGCATCAGAAGCATTCTCTCGTGCCGTTCCCAAACTGACTTGCAAACATATGTTGGGTCTTTCGGCAACTCCGGAGCGTAAAGACAGACTAATGTGTGTGATTAATTGGTTTCTTGGACCAATGCTGTACAAATCAGACACATCGGATAAAGTTGATGAGAAAGTAAAAGTTGAAGTATACGAAATTGAAGGTGACGAGAAATATAACGAGATTATCTATAACAATTCCGGAGTGATGTTTACGACTCTGATGATAAACAAGGTTGTAGAATACGAGCCCCGAAATATTATAGTTGCTGGACTGATTGAAGATTTATCACAGGAAGACGGAAGACAAATACTAGTTATGACGGATAGAGTAGGGCATACCAAAACTCTATTTGATCTTCTTCCCGATCAAGTTAAAGCTACTGCGTGTATTCTCGGTCGTGATGTACCTGCTAAAACACGAGCAGAATGGTGTTTGGAAAAGAAGATCTTGATTGCGACATATCAGATGACAAAGGAAGGATTTGATGTCGCAACATTAAACACTTTAATCATGGCAACACCGCGTCCCGATGTTGATCAAATCATTGGACGAATCTTGAGAGTTGAAAAGTCCGGTCGAACAACTCATCCGCTGATTGTGGATGTCGTAGATCCCGCATTCCGCCGTCAGTTTCAAGCTCGAAATAGTCTGTATAAAGAACGAGGATACAGTGTTGAAAAAATGAAACTATTGTAGAAGTAATGGGAAAGACGCGTCGAAAGCGCGGAGATAAGAAAACACGGCGTGGCGGAAAGATTCTGGGCGAAGGAAAGTTTTCATTTGTCGTAGACCCGGCTGTTCCATGCAAAGATGGTCGCGATATGTCGAAGTATGTCTCTCGCATATCTAAACGGGAAAACATGTCAGACATCGCATCCAAAGATCATCCGAAACTCATAAAGAAATTGAAAGAACTTGATCCGGATCAGAAATATTTTTATTATCCGGAATACTGTGAACCTGGACCCATGTTAAAAGAAAACAAGATGGATGGTGTGACATATTCAAATAAGAAATATTCAGAAATCCTTCTTCGTGGAACAGATGTTTGGAATCCGCAAGGTCGCAAAAATCGGTCATGGCACGGATTTCTAAAGGGTAAGAAAATGGGTCGAAAAGTAGAGTTTAATGGTCGCTCAAATGAGCAGTTAGAACACTTAAAAAAAGCTATTGATTTACTTCACGATAATGAGATTGTCCATCACGATCTGCATGGACAGAATGTTATTATCGCAGATGATGGTATGCCCCGCATTATAGATTTTGGATTTGCAACCGTTGATTCCCCTCAGTCTGCCATCGAGTTAGAGAAAGCTCTCGTTGATTTTTCCTGGCCCAGTTTAGATGTGAACTGGTTTAAGAGTCGTTAACGAAAACCCAAATATGAGTAAATAGTTTGAAGCATCGATGGTTTAGGAGTTAGGAACGGAGTGTTGATATCCCAAAAAAGGGGATTTGTTGATTTCTTTACATACTCTGCATTATACTTCACTTGAAGCCAGCTCTTCTCGCTCAACCGATGAAGAATAAGAATATCGTTGGTGTACGGATTGTAATTCACAACTCGTCCACTGGACCCATATTCAACATATACGGAATCATTTGGCTTGAACATTTAAATTATATACCATCTCCTTCGTCAAAATCAAATTGGCCGCCTGTCTTGGAATAGTCATCTAGAGGACGATCAGCTTTATCTCCATAATCTCCATAGTCTGTCTCTGTGGGTAATCCATTATCTCCCAAACCATCATCATCTTGACCATCGCGACGAGTGAATCCACCTTCAGGCACCTCTTCATCAAAGTCTTCCGTATTACCTTTTTCAATTGCAGGTTCCTCGTAATTATATTCGCGCGCAAATATCTCGCGGTCTTCATTCGTAATAATAAATGGTGCAATACCAATATCCAGTAATCGTTTTGTAATTTCACGCTGTTCATCGTTCATTTCTCGCATGCGCATCTTGAAAGTTTCGCGTTCTTTTGTCCGAGTTACATTCACTTCTTTCTCAGCATCATCTTTCTTTATAAGAATCATGCGCATACTCAAATCACGATTCATTGCTCTTCGTATTCCTTCTATAATTTTATCATCACTCTTAATACTGTCAAATAGATCATACAGTATACCTCGTGCAGCATCGCGAACTAAAGAAGGAGACTCATGAGTATTCAGAGATGTGCAAAACTGACGATAAGGAATCACATATGTTACCGGATATACAAGCTCAGAAACAATATCTAAAATACGGTTAAATAAAGAAAGAAGCGCAATTCCATCGTTTTCCGTCTTAATAAAGTTCTCAATCGCATCTAACTTTATTTTAGGAAATCCCAGCTTTACCATTTTAGTAATCTCTTTAGTGTCTGGGAACACATAGGAATACTTAAACTTGGGAGGAACAATGAATTGTGCAGTGGAAGATGGTTTCAAGTTATTCCAAAGTTCTAATTTATCCTGAACAAGACTTGGCATCAATTTTCCGGACAATACCGTAAACGGTTTTTGAGTTTTACATTCTCCCATCTTCTCACTTCCTTGACGGGTACCTGGAGCAAACTCATACTTCAAAGGAAGAATAATCGGGAGTAGAATATCATTCTTCTCAACTTCCTTATCAACAATTGAATATCGAGCTTTGGCGGTTTCAAAATCTGTCTTGAATTTCGTGTATGCTTGCGTAATATACCGTACTGTTTCATCGCGAACCTTGCGCGAGTTGGTCTTGATCGCACGCAGAACTGTAGCAATTGGTTCCTTGAAAGTATTTGGAAAGGCTTCAAAGGTTGATTTAATAGAAAATAAAACAGCATCCAAGACTGGCGAGTCTTTAGGATCGGTTGTGTCTCGAGGAAACCCTGAGAGTTTCAGTATCTTTGATCCAAACGACCGACGGGGAATTAAGAAGGGGTTGTGCGTTTGTAAGAGCGTAACAGCCGCAGCAATACCTAAAATACCTTCTACTCGGCGCTTATCGGCTATAGTCAACTTAGCGCTGCGGCGAGCGGCACTCGCCACTTCCCTCAAGTTTTGAATAATTGGAAGTAGCTGGCTTTCTGTAGGTAACACTTGTAGGATTGACAGAATTGTATATAGAATAGCTTCACCCGCATTATTCCCATCAAAGTTAGCTTTCAGAGCAACTAACGAGTTTGTGAATGATGGAGGATGTGACTCACCATGATAAACTTCCTGTTCATTAAGAATACCGTGAGATACAATAGGGTTACCATTCTCATCAAAATCGTCTTGAGCTACAAATACATCTGAATTAACTCGCTGTCCACAAAATGTACAAACCTGAAAGCCATCCTCGGGCGTTGTCCATTTCGTATAAAAAGCCAGGCGATCGTGTTCCAAATCTCCGCCTAATTGGGCCAGCGTATGCATACAAATGACATACAAATTGGCCGCATCGTAATACTTGTTGTTTGTCACACTCAGATCGCGAACTAATAAATTGATATTATGAAGTTTATCGGCAGACTCCAAACTTGGATCGGAAAGAATAATATTTACATTCTTACGCATTTCAGAATATTCAGGAACTTCAAACTTCTCATACACTGGAGCAACAAGTTCTGGAACCAACGGTTGGAATGCTTTGAGCAGTTTCTGATGTTCGCGAATCAAATCAGTAGGGGTTGTTTCAGACCAGGCTTTCTTACCTTTAGAGATAATATCTTGCTTTTCTTGAGCAATATATGTAACTGGAGCACAAAGTCCCGGAGTAAGTAATAGTTGTTTTCCCTTATTATCGTTGTATATTGGAGAACGGTAGACACCTGAAGCCAAAAAATCTTCAAATGTTCCAGTCTGTAAGCATTCCTCTGCCGTCGATGGTGGGAACTGAACTTCGGGTCTTGGTCCAGGTGGTTCGGGAGGAACTAGCCCAAAATCACCGGCCTTTGTCATCAGCATTTTCACGATCATTGCACCAGAATCTTCCTGTCCCGATAACCAAAATCTAGGAAATAGTCCAGAGCTCCATTTGAGATTATACGATTTTTGAAGATCCTGACTCGGAGCTAGAGTTTCGCGAGAAGGAAACACGACTGACATTACAGGCTGACTCATAATCGAATCAACGGGAGGAAAACGCTCTTTCCACGAACTCCAAGGAATCCGATTTAATTTAATATCATACAGCTTTAGGTATTTCATTCCTTCGGTATAAGGATCTGTAGTCGTAGGAACAGCATGAGACAGAATAGCTTCAGTTGATGGGAAAATTGTGTTTAACGGTTCGGTTGTTATATATTTCGATGGATTGTTCGATGCTAAAAATGGATGTTCTGCCAACGGTCGAGCAATTTCTAACGGTCGCTGACCAATATAGAATCCTACTGATTTCATACCGTCAGATGTATTGGGAATAGGAACAGATACTACATCAAATGTTCCATCATCGTGTAAAGCACCTTTTGTTCGAGTATAGGTTGGTAGAGCAATGATAGGATCCTTTCCATCTTCGCTAACTAATAGTCCGGATGCCGGAACACCCTCTTCTGAAGCATACGGACGAGGAAGCGCGGCAATCATAGGTGCATAATAATTTGGGGTTGTACGGCGGCTTTTATCCATTAAAGGGTTCCAGGACTCGGCAAATGAATATTTCTCATACTTGAATGGTGCATAAATAGGTTGTACCCATGATACATTGACTGCTTTGCGAGACTGATCTACACGGTAATCTGTTGTGGTTACTACAATATTTTCATCGTATACTTTCTGTAAGCGATCAAGTTCTATTTCTATTTTTTTGTATTCAGATTTTGAAATATGTTTCTTCTTTGGAAGAACTTTGTCATAGTAATCATTCAACTGTTCCTGTAATGTAAAAAATCGAAGTTCTTCGGGGCGCTGAACTTCTTCTTCGAACTCCTGCGTTTCTATTATTTCAAATTCCGAGGGCTCAAATATGAGATCCTTCTCCATCGTTATTCTAATAGCAAACAATAATCCTCAATTGTTTTCTTCGCCGCAATAAGAATACTCTCAGGACTCTTCTTCGTAGTAAATTGTAGCACCATCATGTTTTTGAGTGGGTGAGGAATATCGTATGAGGTAAACTCTACAAGATCCTTATTATCGTAAATAACCTGCTGAAGTAGATTTCCTAGTGTATGACCACCCTGTTCAATTGCTACACTGTATGGCGGGATCATATCAGAATCGTCCTTGTCATACTGTTCGTGCTTGATATTCTTGAGAGCTTCTGCCATGTAAGTATCAAGTCGCTTACGAAGGATTTGAACTGCCATAGTGAGTAGCTCCCGAGACTTCAGTACTCCTATACTTTCAATAGTTAGTTCAATCCAATTTGGGCGACCGTTCTCGTCACGAGAATATGACTTTTGGTAGAGAAAGTTATCAAACAATCGAGGATCGCCACCTCCCTCCACATGAACCTTACGATCCTTAGCGACACGATCGGGATCAGGATGCCATTTTGTTGATGCAGTACAAACATGAGACGCATTCTCGGAATCGAGAGCTAGACGACCTGTAATATGAACAACTTCTCCCGCACGAAGCTTCAGGAATAAACTTGGAGTATTGAAGTCCCGATCTCGCATCATTAATCCCTCTCGACCAGCCTCGACAGTAAAGTCATCCGTAGTTACAGTTCGAGCTTCTTTGTTCGTAACAATTCGTAGCTCAATCTTTGCGTCCTTAATAGTAGCGGAATCTGATGGTTTCACATTCACTGGAAGACGCTCAGTGCGATGCTTGAGCATTTCGTGCGGAACTTGAGAAGTATTTTGAAGAATTTGAACATCTCGAATCACAACACGAGGAATACCAGTAATAAGGATACGGCGAAGAGCATTAACGAACCCTACTGGAAAGTTTCGAAGTTCGCAGTACAGCTCGAACCCATTGTTGGTATTTTTGATATTTTCAACCTTTGCCATCTTGTTCTCTTCCATTTCGTTATGTTTCATTCCGTTTTTTTCCTGAAAACTCATAACTAAGATGTCCCAGCCATACTTGTTTTACAGCGACCGGGATCCGAATTCAAAGCAAATTATTGAGACACTTAAGGCCCTCAACAAGGCAGGTCTGTATAAGTTTATAGATGCTCTTACTTTACAGCCAAATCAGCGTCCGGCTTGGCTTAAGAAAGTGCCTACTCTTTACATACCCGACACCAAAGAGGTCATAGTAGGCAAAGATATTTTTGGATATATTGCAAAACCTACCAATTCTCGGAAAGAGCTTCCTACGAAACCTGAAGCGGGCGGATCTAACCCACAAAATCAAATGGGAGAACTCTCACCATGGGGTTTTGAAGGGCAGGGAACAATAGGTGAGTCTTATTCGCTATGGGAAACGCCAGGTCAATTTGCAAACTCCGAAGGAAGTAGCTTATACACTTTCCTTGGGAATGCTGTTGCTGCAGCTACAGGTGGCGAACCTACTTCAACAAACACACATGATGATAAGTCCAAAACATCCTCTAATTCAGATGTAGGTAAGCGAATGGAACAAATGATGAACCAGCGCAAGGCAGAGTTTGGCAGTGTTGAGCGCAAATAAGGTCGAGTTATATGATTTTAATAGAAAAAGCTACATTTACATAATGGCATCCAAGCAGGTTTTGACTGCAGCATTTTTTGATCAGTTTTCAGCATTTTCAACTGAGTTGTGTGAAATGTATCCCGATGATGCAGATTTTTCAATGTTTTCTACAACCCTAAAGATGATGAAGATGACGAATCCATCCCTAATCATAAAATATGTTCGTGACAATGTCCTTCAGTTTGAAGATAAGATCATGCGGAGCGATGAAACATTCTTCCTGGACTATGACTTTGCAGAATATGCAGAAACTGTCGATATGAATATTTTTCAAAAGCTTCGTCAGTATATTTCATCTATGAGTCCTTCGTCAAAAATTAGTGTTTGGACTTATATTCAAAACATTGTTCGACTAGCTAAAGCTATTAAGTAATGCATCCGGGTTCTCAAATCCATATAAATCTTGAGGATTTAAAGTTTGAAGTTCCCGAATAGCATCCTCAGGCTTATCAAAATTGCGAAACATAATTTGGTTTACTTCCGCCGGCGACCAACGGTAATCTAGACTGGGCGTAGTCCAATCTTCAAAATCCCGATCATAAAAACTATTTGCCATTTCACGAAGGATCTCGCGATTACACTTCTTGAACTGGACAATCATATCAATTCTGCCAGGGCGAATAAGCGCCTTATCAATTCTCTCAGGATAATTGGATGAAATGGCGATAATTCGACCTGAACTTTCTAGCGTACCGTCAAGTAGGTTCAATAGGAATGAAAGATCGATCTGTTCGGGTTCATCATCTTCTTTATGTGCTGCAGCCCATGCGTCTTCGGGAGTCTTTTCTTTCTTAGGCTCGGGTTTCTTGAAATCGCGACTCATGATAGCATCTCCCATTGCATCAATATCTTCGATAACATACAGGCGCTCATGGATAGGAATCGTGTACTTTTCTACCGTATTCCCATTATGAACATGAATATCATCGTTGTAGAACAAATGAGTAAGTTGAGCCTTCGTTTTAATCTGAGATAGATGGATATTAATAATATGACGATGAGCGGTGTTCGCAATAGCTTTTATGGAAGAAGTTTTCCCACACCCAGGACCTCCATGAAACATGAAGCCTAAAGTATACGGAATGCCCTTCTTTTCGTACCAATCTTTACGAGTCAGGAAAAACTTTACATGATTACGAACCTTTTGGCGCTGTTCAAAAAAGACATTTTCAAATGTACGAGTTGTATGAAACTTGTGCTTCGTATAGATAAGATGGGTGGTGGGTAAAGAGTTCTGAGTAGATTTCTTGGTTTTCGTATTTGTCATCATATCAAAATAGTACAGTGAAGTTCCGAGTTTATTTGCTTGCTTCCGCTCATAATCTGCGTTGCATCGCTCAATAAAATCACGCAAAAATTGTGATTCGTGATCATAACAAAAAATACGGAACTTTACACTTTCAACTTCCCCTTCAGTATGTTTTAGATTCGTGAGCTGGAAATAGATATCCGGATCGACCATTATGGGTTCAAACTCGTTTGGCAAATAGTCGTGATGGTTCATGAAAAGCAGATTGCGAATTGCAGGAATCATACTCACATAATGAACAACTGAATCCATCTTAGACTGGCTTGCAGATAGAGTATGATTAGGCTGCTTTCCACCTTTTATAACTCGTTCACATTCAACCGTGGCTCGGATATGTTTGTTTGAGGGAGGGGGAGGAGTGGATGGTTCTAGACGCTTTCGACGGCAACATACTTCCTGAATCCAAGGAAACCATTGAGGATAAGATGTAACAATCTTATCGTACAAGCTCATTCCAATGAAGCTGTAAAGTGGGTTACGACCCATGCCCATCGACATCCCCATGGTCATCATCATTTGATTCCTCATCAAATCTGCTGTGTTCTGCATTATTGGTTAAGTATGGCATTATGAAAACGGAATTATTTCGCACAGGGAGGTACATAGTAATAATGGGTGAAGTACTATCTCTTCAAATGCCGAATACAGTGATTAAGCGTCTTCGTCCAACCGAGTGGATCGTTATGCTTCCTCCAGCAAAGCGCGTTAAGACATTTCACGAAAATGGAGCTAAAGCACCATTCATAGATAAAATCGTAACTGTAAATTAAATGGCCACAGCTACCCCGCGTACAGATGTGAAAGAGATGGATGATCATATCGCTATTGAGATGGAGCCAGTATCGGCCGCTGGCCGTAAACGCCGTGGATCCCGTCGTCGTGGTGGATTTCGTGAGCAGGGTGTCAACTCGGCATCACCGGTACCACCAACTGCTCCTCAGGGTCCTCTAGGAGGCCGGCGCCGAACTCGTAAATCAAAGGGCAAGAAGCGCAGCACTCGCCGTCGTTAGTTAAACACGGCGAATACACATATCTAATGTAGGAACATTCACATTTACTGGCTTTGACCTTTTTAGTCGAAGTTGTTCAGACGCCTTTTCCACGACATCATGTGAAAGCGAAACATACTTTTTGATATCGCGTAGCGGTCCCTGAACATTCATGGATGGAAACAAAAGACGGATAGGATGAATCTCAGACAGTACAATATTGTTATCGCCAGTAACATAATTGCGGTACTGCTGAATATCCAAGGGTCCACCAAAGAGTCTTAACAGACTTCGTGGTGGGGCAGGAGACAGATCTCGATTTACATACAGATCGGCATAAAGATGACCTAGAAGCGCATGACGGTTCCACTTAGTCGAATCCGAAATCTTATTGTCCGCATAATTGAAGGATAATGCACATTCGGGAGAGCAAAAGTTTCCTTCACACGAATAAATATTGTTATACACATCATACGAGATTGGAAGTACCGAACTTACCCAATCAAAATTGTGACAACACCAAAAACACGCAGTTTGTGGCGAATACCGTTCAACTTGCACTTTAGATAGAACAGACTTAAGCAAATCAGTATTAAACTTCTCTGTATTGGTTGAAAACTCTGCATTCAAAATATCCGAATAAGATGTAGCATCTCCTGCCGGAATAATTTTTGACTCGCGATCTTCCGTGATTTTAAGGAAGAAAACAACAGGAGACTCGTCGACCACCTGCGCTTTTGTCACTCGGGGCTTTCGTACGGGCATTTACATTTATTATTCTCCAACCGTCAAAACCAAATGAGAATAGTTTGTATGACAAATGAAGGACAACTTCCTATGATGAAAAATATGCTTAATTCCGCTATGAAAGTAGGTATGGATATGTCACTTTTTCATTGCTATATTGTTTCAACGAATAAAGAAGCAGCGAACTACAATACTTTCGAGTTCAAGAAATTAACAACCAAAAAGCTTGAAGTTATATTAGCGAATATGCAAGATACGGTTCTGTGGGTGGACAATGATATTGTATTTTTTGAAAACTGTTTGAGCGATATTCAAAAATATCCCGGCACATTTGTTATGCAAGATGATCTATGGGGATATTGTACCGGATTTTTTCTGGTAAGACCATCTGTATTTGCCAGTTCATTGATTCATCAATGTATTCAAAGGTTAAACTTACACTCTAAAAGCTCGGAAAATGACCAGCATGTATTTAATAGTCTGTGCAAAAGCACACCAATTATCCGATTAACAAAATTGCCAACTGACACATATCCAAACGGAGACGTGTATTTTACACAAGGCAAGAAAACTGCTGCGAAAATACTACATAATAACTATGTTTCAACATCTGCTGAAAAGGTCCAAAAGTTTAAAGATAATAATTTATGGGATGAAAGTGAATTGGCATTTCATGTAGTTAAAAAATACTACATCTAAAACGAATTAAAACGGTCAAGAAATTATATGTCCTAAGAAGATGGACCTTTCCAAGCAATACCGTAAGCATACGCATCGCGAGCACATTCTTTCTTTACCGGATACTTATATTGGCAGTATCGAGAACACAAGCGAAGACCACTATATCATCGACGGCGAATCATTCAAGAATGAAACTGTGAATCCATTTAATCCAGGCTTTTATAAGCTATTTGACGAACTACTTGTTAATGCACATGATCATGTCGTGCGTCTGCGCCAGCGCAACTCGCCAAACCCGGTCAAGAATATTGGAATTTCAATTGATGACAATGTCCTGACGATTCGCAATGACGGTGAATCAATTGATGTCGAAAAGCATCCAGAGTATGGCTGCTATATTCCCCAAATGATCTTTGGCGAACTACTGACGTCCACAAACTATGACAAGGCAGAAAAGAAGCTTGTAGGCGGAAAGAACGGTTACGGTGTTAAGCTGGTAAACATCTTTGCTAAAAAGCTGGTGGTTACCGTTGTTGATGGCACTCGTAATTTGAAGTATGTTCAAACTTTTGAAGATAATATGTCTAAGATCGGGGAGCCGGTAATCAAGGCATGTAAGGTCAAGCCGTATGTGGAGATTTCATGGACGCCTGACTTTGCTCGGTTCGGGTGGAGGACAGCTGCAATTCCGGCAGGGATTCTTAATGTCATCGAGCGACGCGTGTCTGATCTCGCAATGACAGTTGGGAAGGAAGTTAAAGTTACATGGTGCGGCACACATATTAAGTTCCGAGACTTTACAAGCTATATCTCCTGGTATCTTCCGAAAGATACAGTTGCCGTGGCAGATGTGCCGCAATTCGGATGGCAGATTGCAGCCAGCGATACTCCGACTGACAAGTTCTTTAGCGTGTCGTTCGTGAACGGCATTTGGACCCGTTCGGGAAAGCATGTGGATGAAATTGCTAATCAGATAGTTTCGTATTTTGTAAACCATCTTGAAGTAAAGAAGAAGTTGAAAGTCAAGCCTTCGCTCGTAAAAGATTCGTTGTCAATCTTCATTAACTGCCTTGTCGAAAATCCAAGTTTTAATAGTCAGACAAAAGAAGTTTTGACGACTAAGGTTTCATGCAAGTTATCTGAAGACTATCTCAAAAAATTGGTCTCCAAGCTTGGAGTTGTGGAGCGAGTCATGGCTCAGCAAGCAGTAAAAGATACGAAGGAAGCATCAAAGACTGATGGTAAGAAGCAGTCAAAGATCACAGGTATTCCCAAGCTGGACGACGCAGTTTGTGCTGGCACAGCTCGTAGCCATGAGTGTGTGCTGATCCTCACAGAGGGAGATTCAGCTAAGGCAATGGCACTGAGTGGTTTATCACAAGATCAACGAAAGTATTATGGTGTGTTCCCGCTGAAGGGTAAGCTCCTGAATGTAAAAGATACTTCTGCAAAGAAGGTTGAAATGACTGAAGAAATTGCCAATCTCAAGAAGATTATTGGTTTGGAATCAAACCGTAAGTATACCGACATTAAGTCATTGCGGTATGGTCGAATTATGATCATGACAGATCAGGATTACGATGGCTCCCACATTCGGGGTCTACTTATTAATGTATTTCATGAGCTGTGGCATGAACTCATCAAGATGAACGGGTTTATTACTTACATGGCTACTCCAATTGTAAAGGCTTCGAAGGGTAAAGATGTGCGATCATTCTATACTCAGTATGATTATGAAGAATGGCGTAAGACAGCTGCTTCTCGCGGTTGGAGTGTGAAATATTATAAGGGATTAGGTACTTCTACGAGCACTGAGGCCAAAGAATATTTCAAGTCACTGAATGTGATTCCGTATGCGTTTGGAGTCAAGAGTGACGAGAAGATCGATCTAGCCTTCAACAAAGCGAAGGCCGATAACCGGAAGGATTGGCTGAAGACTTACCGTCGCGAAGATATTATTAATTCAGCGCCCGGAACTTCCCTTACATACGAAGATTTTGTCGACAAGGATCTCATTCATTTCTCGAACTATAATTTGGAGCGGTCTATTCCTAATGTGATGGATGGTCTAAAAACTTCGCAGCGCAAGATCCTGTTCTCAGCGTTCAAGCGCAACTTGAAGCATGAGATTCGCGTAGCCCAGTTTGCTGGATATGTGTCCGAGCATTCCGGATACCATCACGGTGAGGCCTCGCTGAATGATACGATTGTTGGTATGGCTCAAGACTTTGTGGGTTCCAACAATATGCCATGGTTTGTTCCACAAGGTCAGTTTGGAACACGGCTTCAGGGCGGTAAGGATTCTGCATCGCCTCGTTATATTCACACTTATCTCCAACCTCATGTTCAGAATCTTGTTCCGAGCGATGACTTTCCGTGCCTGAATTATCGTGACGATGACGGTCTGCCGGTTGAGCCGGATTGGTATGCTCCTATTCTCCCCATGCTACTAATTAATGGTTCTCGCGGTATTGGCACTGGCTACTCCACATTCATTCCTCAATTCAATCCTCATGAACTCAAAGATGCTATCGTAGAGTGGCTAAAGAAGGGCACTGGTCTGAACAGGGAGTTTGCGCCTTACTATTCTAAGTTTAAAGGTAAAATCACTAAACTGAATAAGACAGATTATGAGGTATCTGCTAACTTCAACATTTCTGGGGACACGACCACGATTACCGAACTACCGATCGAGACATGGACGATGGACTTCCGCGAGAAGCTCGACAAGCTACTTGCGGAGGGGACCATCAAGGACTATTCGGATACTTCTACTGACACAGAGGTCTTTGTTACCGTCAAGGGAGGGCTCACCGAGGTCCAGAAGCTACTTGTTGATAAGATCAAGATGACGAATATGCATGCTTTCAATTCCAAGTGCGTTATTCAAAAGTACGAATCTCCAAATGCGATTCTGTATGAGTATGTGGGTGTCCGGCTAGAACTATACCAGAAGCGGCTGGAGTTCATGCTCAAGACACTGCGCGACAAGCTGCCGTATCATGAGAATGTTGTTCGGTTTATTCGACAGCAGTGTGAAGATAAGCCTCGTCCTGAACTGCGGCGTAAAACTGCCGAGGAATGCGACAAACTTCTTACAGCCGAAAAGTTTGAGAAGATTCGCGATGGATTCGATTATCTCCTCAACTTGCCAATTGCATCGCTCACTCTGAAGCATGCTCAAAAACACGAGAAGGATCTTGCCGATCTGAAGGCTCAAATTGTGGATCTCGAGGGAAAGACTGCCAAAACCATGTGGCTATCTGATCTTGAACACCTAAAGTTCTAAAATAAATCAGTATGTACATACACCCAGTCTACAATCCAGTCTTTTTCAATTAATCAATTGGGGTAACATAGGTCGATAAAAGAGAGAATGTTACTTGAGAATTATCGTATACAGTAAGTGTTCCACCAGTCGCAACTAAACCACCACCTACAAATGCATACCCTTTCCCAGCAGTTAATACATCTATAAAAGAAACAGATGCAGTCGCAGGAGTGTCAGTATTGCTTGGGTTTGTTACAGTACCAGAGATTCGATCAAATGCAGGAGCCCGGACTGATACCGTAGCAGGATTCCAATGACCAAATGATATAGACTCAGGTTCACCAGCACCTAACAAAAAGTTAGCAGATATTTGGTATAATCCTGTAACTGTCGGAGTAAACCCAGAGTTTAAGAAATAGTCCCGGCTTACAGGCTCATTACTAAGACCAGTAATTCCAACGATATTTCCCCCACAGTATAGTGATTTGTAAGACGAATTAATTCCGGCAGGTGGAGATTGAGTCCAATACATTACCGGATTCGTGCCAGATATTGCCGGAAAATAAGGAGAAGCATCCGAGTTATATGGTCCAATCTGTTGATTTGAACCACTATTATATGTAACAAATGAAGCGTAAGGATTCAACATTGTTACACCGTTACCCCCAGCTCCTGCAGGTCCCTGCGGTCCTTGAGGTCCAAGAGGTCCAATAGGCCCCTGAGAACCAGTTGCTCCAGGAGAACCTGTAGGTCCCAAACTTCCAGTTACACCAGTTGGTCCTACACTTCCTGTACTTCCTTGTGGTCCAGTTGGTCCTTGTCCTGGCGAAAGAGTTGTCACAACCTGACTGACTGAATTACCATCCGTCCAAAACTCTATTTGTCCAGTAGTTCCAACCGATCCAGTAAATCCTGTCCATCCTTGATTTAGTGCAGGTACTGTAAAGAAATCAACTAAGAAGTAGTCAGTTGCTGGATTATTTAGAGTGACTGCACTTGGAACTTGAATATTAAAGTTGTAAGGGGTATTATCTCCTGCTAGAGGATTATTTATCTGAATGAGTGGGCTCGATGCTATCCCGGTTACGCCACCTGCAGTAAATACTGAAAGATTTGCGTATAATCCAACCGGGATAGTTTTTGATGACACACTATATGGTTGAATAAATGAATATACTTCAATCAAAAAACTCCAGGATCCAACAGGAATAACTGAAACACCAGGATCTCCAGGAGAAGTTTGAAACCGTCCTAGAAAGAAAGGACCTGTAGTACCTGCAACTGGACGGATGTACGAATAGTAACCTAAGTATCCTGATCCAGGGTAATTTGGGTTTTCAGGAGCATTATTAATAACTGCGCTTGCAGAGAATGGTCCAGTATATCCTAAAGTAGGTTGAGTACTAGTGGGGTTCTGAGCATGAAAGTAATATATCTTTCCAGATGAAAACCCATTTGTTCCAGGTGTTCCCGGTGAACCTGTTGGTCCCTTAGATCCTGTTGGACCGTTATTTCCTGGCGATCCCGTTACCCCACATGCTAAATTAACTGTAGTTGTATTTTGTGAAGTCCACTGACTCGCCGAAAGAAACGGCATTATGTTTAAACTTAGATTTTCATAATTTCATACTAACACACGTAATGGCACAACCTCCAACATATCAAGAATTACTGGCAGAAGTTTTTGAAGAAAATGCGAAGAATGTTCTAGTATATCAGCAGGAGTTTGAGCACGAAGATGCCGAACCGTATGAGGAAGAAGACTATTCAGACAATGAACTCGAAGACAAAGACGAATTCAACAAGTTTCCGGGCGCACGTGGCAAACCTGAAAATGTTATAAAACCAAAGCCTAAGTCTGACCCCTCCGGTAAAACAAGTTATAATATTGATAAACACATCCGAACATACGCAATAAATATTGATGGACGGTTTCGTGGAAGTATTCTGCTGCAAACCGCTCCATCGTGTTCCGGCCAAACTACATTTATGGGAACAAACTCTGCAAATTTTGCATTCAATCCATCTCGCCAATATAAAAACATTCACTCAATTCGCGTAACATCGTTCGAGTTTTATAATAGTTTTTATACTTACTCCTCTATTAATCCCATAACTGGTATTGGTCGTGGAAATACAACTCTTACAATCACAGATTTAGGCCCAACATCGTCGACCGGATTTACTCCTGTATCTTACCCAATCACTCTTGAAGATGGGAATTATGTAATTGTCGATCCTATCACTAATCCTGGTATTCCACATAATCTACTAGCAGTTCTTCAAAGACACATTCAATCATTAGGAGGTGGTGTTTTTTCAGATATGGAAATCCTTCTAAATTCGTATTCGAATATTGTGTTTTTTAACTCAGTAGCACGACAGTACCGTTTAGATTTTCCAAAAACAGCTGATAACCCAAATGGAAATGGTATTGGATATAATTTAGGATTTTATGGAACATCGTACACATCTGTAGCAACGACTCCAGCACCCTCGCCATTCTTTTCTATCGCAGGAAATGCCATCATAGCAGAAACTATTTATGATTCAGTCGAAGATACTTACATTTACTTAAAAATCAACGACTATGAAATTATTAAGCACCTCAATTCCGATCAGACCGAGTTTGGAGCTTTTATGAAGATTCCCTTAACATCTCCAAAAAATGCCATCCAGTTCATGAATTCGACTACAAATACTGCGGCACGCGAATACTTCTTTCCTCAACCCACAAATATTTCTAGTTTCTTGTTTGAAATGACCGACGCATATGGCAAAACTCTTCAGATGAACGGTTCTACATTTTCAGTGACATTGGAAATCCAGGAGATCTTGCAGTCAGATATCTACGAAAAAATGTTAGAACTCTAAGTATAATGGAAAAGTCGGTTCTAGAACAGATCCAGGATCCTTGGGTCGAGAACCGTTACAACCTAACATCTACGTCTGCTCAGTACCCTGCTCCCAAACATGGTGGTCGTGTTCCTAATATTAATAATCCCGAGTCTCGCGATTTCCCAGCTCGCCCAGCTTCAATGTACACTGGAGGCACCCCTATTCCAGGTTATACGGCTCGCACCGACCTTATTGGACACATCCACAAGTCCACGCCTCTTAACGAGGTCTTCTTTAGTGATGCAAACATTGAGAAACTTCAGAAGGATATACAGCAGCAGGTCTACCTAATGAGTGGAAACAAGTACATGATCGATCGACAGAATGACGATGACCTAAAAATTATCATGCGCAGCTACTATCTTTCTTTTGCTCAGAATAATCCGGCAACAGTTTCTCATGAGCTTGCTGATCTGAATGGTCGGGTAGTAGGGTTTGCCGCTGGGCGTATTTATTCAGAGGTCGATTTCCACAAGTTTTACCTGAAAGACATCGAGGAGTTTGCGTCGCCTATTGCTAACCCAATGAATACAGCATCGTATGGAACTCGTACAGGCGAGCTCAAGTCGTTTTTTTAGAGTTAAAATCATTTAAGATCTAATCAATGGAAGTCATACAATTTAATGGAAAGACATACGGTAAGGAAAACTCCCAACTGTATGTTTTTGAAGAGCTGTGGGATACATTTCGCCCAATAACGCGAGTATACTGGAATGGTAACAAGTTCGTCTTGGATGATTCTGTATATAAAATCAATTTATTTGATCCAATGTATGGATTTGGAAGCAAAGAAATGAAAAGTCACTGTAAGTTTCTTACAAGAACTACTGATTTAGAATGCAGTAATATCTCCTCGCCCCAAGATTTTTGGACATGGTGTAAAACACCAACAGAATGGTTTCACGATCGTCCGTGTGTGCTTGGAGGATGCGAATCTATGGATTGGAAAAAGTATATCAAGACTACCGGATCACGCCCTAGGACTTTGAGACATGCACCTTCAAGTCGCGTTACAAAGCGTTTAGTCGGTAAAGGAATTAAATTGTAAATGAGGATCAATATCATTTCAAATTACCGTCCAAAAACTGGACTTATGCAAGATGTAGGTATTCTTCGCGGGATTCTTGTAGCGGCATATGGTGAAGACATAAAAATGAATCGCGTTCATCACATGATGCCGGAATGTCCCGAAGCTGAAATAAACATTTTTCTAGAAGTCGTAAATCCCGCCTTATTTCCATTTGCTGGTCACAATATTTGGATCCCAAATGCCGAATGGACTTACCGAGCCTGGACCGACTATATTCCAATGTTTGACGAGATTTGGTGTAAGACAACCGAATGTTTGGACATTTTTACAAAGTATACGACCAAGGCTCGGTATATTGGGTGGACATCCATTGATAAAGTTTGGGATCCAATTAAGCATAAAAAGAATTATTATAAAGCTATTGTTCCGGTCGGAAAAAACATTTTTAGAAGTCCTAAGCCACTTCTTCAGGCATACTTTCGTATTTTGAACTCAGATCCTAAACTATACGCGAAGCTACCTGTTCTGAATATTGTTTACGACTCTTCAGTCATTCACTTTCATGTTCCCGACGAACTTAAATCAAAAGTTCACCTTCATGATAAGATTCTTACAGATACTGAGTATGATGATCTTCTTCGTGAGTGTGGACTGTGTATTTGTATTTCGGCATGTGAGGGATTTGGTCATGCCGTAAATGAAGCGTTGTCTGTAGGATGCAATGTTCTTCTTTCACCGATTCGACCATTTATTGAAAATATTGTAGGGTCGGATCTTAACCCGGGATCATTTTATGGTGAAGTGTCTGAAAAGATCGACCAAGTAGAATGTATTGCTACTATGACCGATACAAGTGTTCACTCAATTATGGATGCCCTGGAAGCGTATGTAGATACTGATCTGAAAACTAAACGGCTAGGATCTGAGTTCATGCGAAAAATGTACGAAAAGAATCATAAGGCATGGGTTGATAGAATTAAAAACTACCTTTCGGGACTAAAGATTGAACCTTATTCTCTAAACGCAACTTTTCCTAAAGAAGACGAGCTTCCAGATGTTTCAATTATAACCATCACAAAAGACCGTCGTAAGTTTATGCCTTTAGCCAAGTATTCTTACATGATTCAGTCGTATCCTGAAAGCAAACTCGAGTGGGTGATTGTAGATGATGGCGACGATCCAATTGAGGATACTTTATTTGGAGTTCCTAATGTCAAGTATGTTCGGTGTGAGAAGATGAGTGTGGCAGATAAGCGTAACTTGGGAGTCAAGGAAGCTATGTATGATATCATATGTATGATGGATGATGATGATGTATATCCTAACAATAGTATTCTACAGCGGGTAGCTATGCTTCTCAAGGAACCCAGGCGCAAATGTGTATTCTGTACGACCATCCCATCCTACGATATTTGCAAGTATTCTTCATTTATGAATGTTCCACCAATAACCTTACCTATGTCTCAGCGTGTATCTGAAGCAACGCTAGGATTTACTCGGAAGTTTTGGGCTGAGCGCCAATTTCAGAGTGGGGTTCAAATTGCGGAGGCTGACGCATTTATTCGCGATCGCGAGCAGATGTGCCGGGAAATTTCCCCGCAAGAAGTTATTGTAAGTTTAGTTCATCCGATGAATACTAGCTCGCGTCGTATGCCTGAGATGAAAGAACCTAACGGATGCCATTACGGCTTTAATGAAAAACTATACGCATTAGTCTCTGAAATCGGTGAAGATTTAATAGCCAAAGAGACGGCGTAGGCCGGACTTGCGCTGGCTCTTGCGGCGGCGGCCGCCGGCGGGGGCAGCAGGGGCAGCAGCAGCAGGCGCGGCTGGGACATCACCGCCCTTTAGGACAACGCGGCCCTTAGGCTTTAGGCCGAGCTTGCGTACGGCCGCACGGATCGTCTTGGCTGAGACCTTGCGGACCTTGTGGGAGCGGCGGCGGCTCTTGCGGCCACCGACTGGGGCTGAGTTTCCGGCAGTTCCGTTTAGCGTAGTTGGGTTGGCGTATCCCTCCATTTTGTTTTATATTTACCTTAAGAGAAATTGTTTAGGCCGAGCAGGATTGGCAGGGCTCGACTGTGAATTTTTGCGCACTCGAGGCTGCTTTTGTCCGCAAGTAATAACACCCCGTTTTTAGACCCTGTTTCCAAGCGTAAATATGCATAGACGAGATCTTGGCATATGTGGGCTCAGTCAAGAATAAGTTAAGTGACTGCGACTGACAAATAAACGGAGCCCGGTCGCGAGACATATTAATGAGAGTTTTCTGAGGAATCTCCCACGCCGTTTTATATAGCTCTTTTAGATCATCGGGGATCTCCTCAATGTTCTGAATAGATCCATTATGCGCAACAATCTGTTCGCGCGTCCATGAATTCCATAGACGGAGTTTAACTAGATCATCTACGAGATACTTATTTACAACCATGAAATCGCCTGCTAGGACACGGCGAGTATAGAGATTCGAAGTGAACGGCTCGAAACATTCATTATTTCCAAGAATCTGTGATGTAGATGCTGTAGGCATTGGAGCGACTAGAAGAGAGTTACGAATACCGTATCGTTCCATATCGCGGCGCAGATTGTCCCAATCTAAAGTAGGTGTTACACCCCACAGATTGAACTGAAAGTTCCCATGAGATGTTGGTGATCCTGGATAGGATGGGTAATATCCGACCTTTTCTACAACTGGCATTCCGCGCCAATATCCTTCAACCGTATTCGCCGCCGCAGTTTCAATACTGGATTGGCAAGCTGCGTAATAAATGTGTTCGAATATATCTCGATTTAGCTTTAGTGCTGCCTCGGAAGACCATGGCAACCGCATTAGAGCAAATACATCAGCCAATCCCTGAACTCCAATCCCAATAGGGCGATTTCGCATATTGGACGCGCGGGTTTCGGGAGTAGGATAGAAGTTCTTATCAATCACAATATCCAAGTTTCGAGCAAGGATTTGAGTATAGGTTCGGAGCTTCTTAAAGTTAAATACACCATCTTCTACAAACTTAGGAAGAGCAAGTGATCCAAGATTACATACTGCCGTCTCATTCGGTGAAGTAAACTCCATGATCTCGGTACAGTTTCCAGTTAGAATGCCATTGAATACACCAGCGTGATTCAGTGGTTCATTGAAGCAGTAAGTGTCATCATACCGTCCGTCAAATTCAACCGAAACTACTTTCTGCGATATCCAAGACCTATATGTGCTATAATATCCTTGAAGAATCATTCCCGCCTTCAATTCGCGTGCTTCAATACGTTCGCATTCTGCGATTGTAGAGGCAGTGGGAAGAATGAACTTATGGTATTCAGTACAATACAGAATTTTGATATTCTTGCCAATTTCAGTATCGTTACTCTCAATGACAACACGAAGTAGCTTTTGGTTCGTACCCGTCTTAACAATCTTGACACAACTAAATACTTCACCATTCCATACACTTACAGTTTGATTCTCAAGATCGCGAATACATTTAGTCCTATCACCAGTAATCGTAATACGAGTCTCCGGTGCCACGCAAAGATTGGACGACTTGATCGTGCCCAGATTCTGCTGGTTAGATTTAGAGTTTGCGGCGTCCTTGTAGCAAAGGTAAGGGTTGCCCGTCTGAATCTGACAATCCAGAATCATCTGCCAAATCTTTTGGGCGGGAACAGTCTTGCGCCCCTTCGCCCGCCTCTCATAATGAATATACAAACTATCAAACGCCTTACCCCAAACTTCATCCAAATCAGGACATTCAGAAGGACACATCAGCGTCCACTCCAAATTGTGTTCTACGCGATACATAAACAGATCAGGGATCCAAAGACCATAGAACAAGTCACGAGCCCTGTCCTCCTCGGCACCCTGATTCAGCTTGAGACGCAGGAAGTCCTCGATGTCCGCGTGCCATGGCTCGAGGTATACTGCGAAGGAACCATTGCGCTTACCTCCTTGGTTTACATACTTAGCTGTATCGTTAAAGACTTTGAGCATTGGAACAATTCCAGTAGACTCACCATTCGTACCGTGAATCTTAGATCCGCGCGCACGAATATTGTGCACTGACAACCCAATTCCACCTGCCCACTTGGAAATCTGGGCACAATCACCCAAAGTCTTGTAAATCCCTTGAATAGAGTCATCGGCCATTTGAATCAAGAAACAAGAACTCAGCTGAGGAGTTCGGCTTCCGGAATTAAAGAGAGTAGGAGTTGCATGAATGAAGTATCCTTGCGACAGAGCATCATATGTCTCTTGAACCTTAGGAAAATTAGTACCATGAAGCTGGATGGCAACACGCATCCACATATGCTGAGGTCGCTCTACAACATTTCCATCTACCCGCAGAAGATAACCGCGCTCTAGAGTCTTGAATCCAAAGTAATCAAACATATAGTCGCGAGAATAATCAATCATAGATTCATATTCGGTCTTATGCTTACAAACTAAATCATGATACTCATCTGTAATAACTTGAGTTGCTCCGTGATACAGTTGCTCTACGCAACCCAACAGAGTATCTGAAGTGATCTTCTGATGGTTATCAATCACAATTCGCGACGCTAGTTTCCCGTAGTTTGGATGATACCGAGACTGCATCATTGCACAAGTCTCACCAGCAAACTCATCTAGCTTAGAGGTTTGCATACCATCGGTCAGCTGATTACATACCTTTTGGGCTACAAGGTCCGGATTCACATGATCAAGGCCCTCTGACAACTTTCTGATGCGCTGCAACACCTCATCGAAAGAGACTGGCACTTGATCGCCATTACGCTTAATTACGAACATCTTAGTCATTTAAAAACAGTATCCAATAAAATCCATTCTTAAGAAGCCGCTAGCTTTACAGAAATATGCATCGACTCAAGCTCACGAATAATAAGACCAAGAGAATACGGAGTTTCGAGAACTGTACCCTGAAGCTCGGAGGATGAATCTAGGTAACCAGTTTCAGGTTGGAACAGAACTTCAGACTTATCTGAGCGATCCATTAAACTTTCATTCAAAAACTTTGAAATACCGTGTGAAATCAGCACATCCCGCTCCATTTCTCCAATTCGCAGACCGCCCTCATTTGAACGACCTTCAACTGGCTGATGAGTGAGCAGTTTCTTGGGACCTGTAGTGCGGTAATTGATCTTGTCTTCTACCATCTGCTTAATTCGGAGGTAGTAAGTAGGTCCCATAAATATTTCGGATTCCATCATTTCACCAGTCTGCCCATTGTACAGGATTTCGTGTCCATACGGATGTAATCCTATCTTGTCCAACAGATCACGAACTTCTATAACCCGGTTCTTCGCGGCAAATGCTGTAGAATCTACCAGGCATCCTAGATTTAAACCTAGCTTTACACTCATGGTTTCAATTAACTGGCCAACTGTCATACGAGATGGAAATGCGTGCGGGTTCACAATAATATCCGGGCGTAACCCTGAAGCAGTAAACGGCATATCTTCTTCTGCGACCCGAAGACCACAAGTTCCTTTTTGTCCATGACGAGCAGCAAACTTATCTCCCAACACTGGAACGCGGGACTCTGCTATACGAATCTTTACGGCTCGAATGCCTTCACTAGTAACATATCTATAAACTGAATCAATAATTCCATGCTGTCCGCGCTTTGGAACATACGATTTATCTCGAAATCCTGTAACTTGACCTGAAGTATTCTTAACAGGTGTAACTATTCCAACTAAAACTGTCTTATCATCAATCTCTTTACCCTGCATGATAATACCGTCTCCATCCAAAAGATCATAATTGTATCCCTCTTTACGTACAACCGTCTCACGAAATCTTGGATCGGCACCCACATTCGCAAACAGAGTCGATTCAAACACAGAAAACTTACCTTTATCGAATCCTGACGATATCGCTTCCTCAGCAATATCGTAGGAGTGATAATAAGTCGTTTGGAACATTCCGCGTTTCAGCGATCCTTCGTTCATCAGAATCGAATCTTCCTGGTTGTATCCCGAATAGACAGAAAGAGCAACAATGACATTCTCGCCATACCCAATACATCCATTCTTACCCAAAACTGCCGAAGTTGTCCAAGTTTGAGAAATTGGGCGCTGGGCGTAATTGAGCCAAGTCGCTATAGTATCAAACCGTTTATTGAACGCTGTATTGAACCATGAGGAAGCCTGTTTAGCCTGTTGGCAGCTGAAAGCATTACGGGTCGCTGGATCGTGATCGCTGTGTGGTAGAACACTCCCAGTAGCCGAAAACATCACTGTAGGATGAATTTCCGACGGACGAGTTGGTGAAAAGGCTTCCATATTAATGCGCAAACTTTCGGACTCTTGGGCATCAATGTAATCAATAAGTTTCAAGTCCATATCTGACCACTTTTTAATACGCTGAACCGCCTCAGGCTTCACTCCTTCGCGGTAAACTGGACGAGAAGGACGACCTGCGTCTGTAAACACAATATACTCATTATCAATACGATTCCAGCACAAAGATACAAACTTGCTCATTTTACGACCGCGACGCAGTTCAAGAAGTTCCGAATGGTAGGTTTCAGCATCACTCGTAAATACTCCAGCTAAATCTGAATTGATAAATACGCGAGTCCAAATAGGATTCCAAGTTGATGGATGAATCTGCACAATTGGAATAAACTTTGGAAATTTGGAAATTATATTTAAAATTTCAGACGGAGGAGACGCAGTAGAGATAGCACAAAGTAGCGTAAGTGATTTGGTCATACCGACACCTCCGCCATCAGGGTTATCTACAGGACACATCATTCCCCAGGAACTTCCATGAATACGACGAGGTTCAACAACTTTCAGACCTTTATCCATCTGAAGATTCACGCGGCGTAATTGAGCAGCTGTGCCTAAATATCCATAGCGAGTCAGTTCCTGTGAGATTCCATCCATTCCTCCCCATTTTCCTTTAAACGATTTCTCGAGAGCAAAGATGAATGATTTATGAGACCAGTAGTATGCATCTACATTTTCAACATTCACTAACTCTCGAAATTTCATTCCGGAATACTCTTTCTGTTGGAAGTGAATCCGAACATCAAGTTCTTTCACCATACGCTTAGCCACCTCTTTGTAAATACGACGAAACTCATAAAATACTAAATCTCCTGAAGCATCTAGGCGCTTGTAACGGTAATGATCGCGATCACTTTTGCCTTTATTTCCTAGCGCTACATCCATAGCCATTCGAGTCATCATGCCAAGCAAATAAGCCTTACGACGGTAAAGAGCAGGAACAGATTCTTCTTCACGGCGAGTGCAGTGTGGAAACATTTCCAAATACAAATTCATGTAAACTCCACCATTGGTGCGAGTACGATGCTGGCGACGAAGAACCAAAAGGTTAGGATCCTGGTTCTGATCTGACTCTTTACGCATTTCTGCTGAAATGAATGTATCGTGAGAAAGAATCAGTTCCATAAATAGTTCATCATACACTGACCGAGACTCTTCTGGAATAGCTGCGAGAATAGTATCATAAATATCCTGGTCATTTGTGAGACCTAGTGCATGAAACACACTGATAAGTGGGACTGATTGGGTGAATCCTGGAAGTGTTATTAGTGCTAAGCGCTTTTTGGAAAATGACGCGAGATCATCGGTCTTAGAAATCGTATCATAATCATTGGGCTTATCGTTCTTTGGAGGAATTAGGATGAAGTGGGAGTAAGGTCCGCGAGTTCCGTCATCAGAGACAGATCGCATCGCACCAATATACTCAAACTTTTCAGCCTTGGTGGCACCTTCGATCTTGATAGCTGATTCCTTCTCGACCAAACCACGAGCAGCCTCACCATCTGCTTTTACAACCCGCTTCGATGCATAAAACAAATTATCGGCAAGACGCTCTTGGGTTAGAAGCACCTTCTCGGCTCCACCAATGATGAAATACCCACCTAGCTCAAACTTACATTCTCCGACCTCGTACAACTCAGATGCATTCATAGTAGAGAGGTAACACAGCGAACTCTTTAACATCAAAGGAATCTTAGCAATCTTAACATTTTCGAAAGTTCGAGTTTCAGTCTCCTTGCCCACCGAGTATTCGATATCTATTGTTCCCTGAATATCTAAAGTATATGTCGTATTATCGAGCCGGCATGAGTGCGGAAGGACAGCTTTGTTGTCATCATCGACTGGCGGGAGATACTGGATCTTGTCACCGGCTTTTCCACCAACATAAATCTTGATACTGCGATCATCACCCAAAACAAGCTGTAACGGATTAGAACCCTTAATAAAATTGGGAATCTTTGTATTGAGCATATCGGCATATGAATCCAAATGGTGCCTGACTAGAGGGTTTGGAGTATCTTCAAAATAGGTGTCAAAAACATGCCTTGCGACCTCCATTACTTTCCTTGCAGAAAAACAAGAATGAGTTATTCCGACTTAGTTGTAGCTATTATTGCCACTGCTATTTTTACAGTTGCTTTTTTAGCACTATATAAGTATGTTGTTAACCCACAGAAGGTCTTAACTATTGGAAAGTCACAGTGTCCTGATCGGTGGACCTATAATATCGCAACTAAGAACTGTGAACCACAATATGATACAAAATGTACTGCATTTAATCCAGATGCGACGACACTACAAACTGCAGCTGCAAAATGTAATGTAGCCCAAGGCTGTGGAACTTCATGGCCTGGTAACTGCCCTTAGATGCGCATACCGAGAATCGAACTCGGGCACAGGCCTTATAAGAGCCTGGGACTAACCACTATCTTATATGCGCATTCTTACTACGGTGAATGCGTTTAGATTGTTTCGACTTAGAATGGTAATGTATTCTGAGGTTTATAGACCCGTAACTTTAGACGATGTTATTGGATACATTGAGGAAAAGAAACAACTAAAGGAATATTTGACCTCCACAAAATACACAAAATCAGTTATTCTTTCAGGTCCTCCCGGTATTGGTAAGACGACTCTAGCTCTTTGTGCTGCCCGGACTTTTGGATTAGATCCATTAGAAATTAATGCATCCCGTTCGATCCGTAGCTTTGAAGATGTTGAAAAAATCAAAGATGCTTGTAAATCTGCAGTCAATATTCATTCATTCATACTTGGTCAAACACAAAAACGAACATGTGTCATTTTGGATGAAGTAGATGGATCTGATCCCCATGCCCAAAACAAGATCGTTGAATGGGTTCGCGACCCAACAAGGAAAGTTCATATAATTTGCACAGGCAATGAGCTTCCTACTATTTTCAAGCGGAATACAGATTGTATAGATAACATCAGATGTTTTCCTCCAAGAGCCGCAGATCTTCAAGCTTTTTTTCCGGACCAAGATATTTCGTTACTTCTAAAGGAGTGTCAGCATGATGTGCGCCGAATGATGCACCGAATACAGTATGGAGTTTCAGATATTATTCCAAAGTTTGTGTCACCTCCTACTGGTCTTCAGTTGGAGCAGAGCTTTCTGATGAAACAGCGGATGTTTGGCCTGTCTGACCCACTTCACGAATATCGTAACGACAGACTGGACATCGCACACTCATCGAAAACCAGTTTGAAATACAAGACCGGTGGTAAGAATGTCGACACTGTCTGATCCGAACACCGTTGCTTGTAATAACTTCCTGGCAAATTGCACATGGAGAATCGGATGTTTCGCGAGTCTCTAGTGCCGCATTAATTTGGAGTTGGCTTGGTGAAACCACGACCGGTTCATTAAAGCGAGCAGGAAGTGCCAGTGTAAAAATGGCATTGGCGGCAGAGGTATACATATGGTTCGTATAAATACGGTTCACAAGCTCTAAAATGAACGATTCTGAGTTCATGTATCGAGTTAGCAGACCAGTGCGAGCAGGATAATTCAGTAGACGAATATTCGCATTACTGAAAAATTCATTACGGCCCTGAGCAAGGGCAAGCACAATTTCGAGGATATCTTGATCCATTTTAGTTACTTCCTTAATTGGTTGAAAATCACTTAGCGTTTCAAGAAAGCATCCATTGGACCGCGCTTATGTTTAGTTAAGTATGAAGCACTCATAAACAGCAGAGAATCTAGATCCTTTTCCTTAATTTTCAGGACTTTTAGAGTCGCTTCTTCTTCATCCAAAGTTTCACGGTATTCAGAATAGAACTTATCGTAATTCTTATTCTTGTATCCGTCCAATTGATCAATAGCTAGTGCAAACAACTGGGCTACAGGATTTTGTATTTGATTGGTGATGTAAAACTCAACATCGGGTTTCATTTTCTTTTCGCGAACATAATCGATATGCTCAATTTTATCTCCCTGCTTCTTCTCATCTTTACGATTAGCAACATACACATACGAAAGACGATCACCTACCTGAGGCTTATTTCCTGCATCGCGCTCTTCCATTCGGTCGGCAAGAACTCTATGAGCAATTTGCCCTGGGTTCTTGTAATCGTCTCGCAACTGCTTCGATAGAACATACTTTTCAAGCGGATACTCATTCTTCATAACCTTGACTAGCATTTCCTTCACCAATTTCTCAGCTACCTTAATATTACGATGTTCCATCAGCGAATCTAGAGCTCCACCAAAGATATCTTTTACGATTGGGGCATTATCGCGCCGCTTTAAAGCTACTCCCATCGTCTTGCGCTTACACTTTTTGATATCGTCCTCATACATCATGCCTACATACCTCTTACGGCAGAACAGAATGAATGGGAAGAATGTCTTTTCATACTCGATCCGATACGAACGACCACAGAAAGCAGTAATTCGATCTGCTGCTTTCTTACCTAGTTCAATACTTTCAGCCAGATCTTTCGTAGCAAACTTGATGAATATTGAATCCGTATCGCCATAAATCACTTCCCCACCAAACTCGTCCTCTACGATCTTTTTTGCATCACGAATACGCTGCCGACCAGCAGCAGTCGTGCATGCTGCTACCTCGAGCTTACGGATCGGAGATGTGCTAGAACCACACTGGCCATACACAGAATTAGCTACAACCTTATACGCTAGCTGTAGACCATTCAGAACGGACTTTTGAGATTCGTCGTCAATTTTTTCCATAAGTTTACGAGTCTCCTTCCGCTTCTTGAGGAGGATATCAAGTGTCAGCGGAAGTACACCTACAGTTCTAGGATCGGTATTGGGCTGAACAAATCCGCAAGTAATACGGCCTGAAGGAGCTTTATCATCTCCAAAAGTATCGTACGAAATCTCGTCAATCTTATATCCTTTGCTCAAAAGTTCAGTTCCATCAGACCCTTCTTGTCGCAGCTTCTTTCCGGTTGCTGAGAAGGTCTTGACATACACAAGTGTATCAGGAGACAGATTAAACGCAATCATATTTGAAGGATACAATGAATTGAAATCTAGAACGGGAATCGGTTGGTCTAGATACATACCAATCTTTGGAGGCAGAACAATAGCACCCTCATAACTTGAATCTCCCTCATATCCGTCCTGGGTCATAATGATCTGATTACGCTTTGAAGCCTGATACACAACCGCTGAGAATATCTTGATTCCTTGTCCGCGTAGAAAGATATACTGAATAGGGACCCGACATACATCTGCCATACCTCGAGCATTAACAATCGTGTCGAGTTTAGCCATTAAAGTAAGAACTAGGTCACAATCTTGAATACAGTACTTAGCAATAACAGCTCGGTCATCAGCAGACCCGCGATGAGACGCAAACATATCTTGAGCACTTGTATCGTCCTTACCAAAACACCACTCAAGCTTAGAAATGTCGTCGGGTGTCAGGTCATGTAGAATCTTAGTTTCTGACCGAACAACAAACCATTTTGAATCCTTTTCAACAACCTGAAACTTCTCACCTTCACGGTAGGGATTCGTGGTATTTGTCATGACATCAAATCGCACTAGATTTCCTACAAAGAGTCCACGAGTCGTTTTCGTATGGATCTTTACATTCAAGTCATCTAACCGTTCAATGTTTGTAACTTTATCACGCAAGAACACGGAAGCTACATTATCTAGCTTGTATGAATCTAGGTTCTGCTCACGCCGAACTGATAGAAGCAGATCAATAGCAAGCCGGCCAGGAACTTTTAGGTAACGAACAGCAAATGTACCCGAAGCTAGTTCAAACTTCTTGGCTTCGGTGTGCGAATAGGTTATGGAACCGCGATTCTTCCAGTCATCAATTTCAACTCGGCCAATATTGAATATCAATTTGTTATAAGCACACCGATCTGCAATATATGAGTCGTCAAATCCAAATGTATTATACCCGGCAATAATATCCGGATTCTCAAACCGAATACATTTCATGAACTCTTCAAGAAGATGCTTCTCGTTACGGCAACTTACAAAGTTTACAGTTGGGTCAGAAGACGGAGAACATGTACCCGAAACAAACACGAAGCGCTTGTAAGAGCTGAGCATGTCATCTGTATACCGGAAAGACACACCGATTTGAATAATCTCATCTGAAGGATTTGACGCGACTGGAAAGTTCCCTGATTCGGAATATGTCTCAATATCGTAGCCGGCAATGTATAATGGCACATTGGCACTTACAGGAGTAATTTCAGTATACTCAACTGTAAAACACACATCAACATTGTCATCTCCAGGCTCTTCTTCC